TTATTCTTCGTTGCCAGACACCTTATAATCCCTAAACCTCACAATCTCATCCCCAGCCCATTCATTGATGATTTCTAGCCGAGCTTGTAGTGGCAGAATTTCATTTCGCCAAAACATCTCAGATGCATAGCGGATTGAGCCAAAACCGCCAGCGTTGGTCGGTACGATACCCGGTAGCTGCGGTGGAATGCGTAACGCTGACAGCACATCGTCACGACTGATGTTCTTGATCGTGCCGAAGTCGTCTTTGGCGGCGATTTCCGACACTGGGATAATTTGAATGCCGTCTTTTTTGCCGTTTGGCGAGTAGAAAAACAAATTGCGAAAATTGCCTGGTCCTTTACTGTCTTTTAACGCTTGGCGGAGTGCGTCAATGTCATTGGGGTCGTTGGCAGGGTCGTTCACATACAAGATAAAGCCTGCGTGCGAGCCGTTATTGTAGTATTTACGGCGAAATAGGGTCGCTGATTCGTTGAGCCATGCTGACTGCAAGGCGGCATAATATTCAGGCGAGCCGTAGATTTCTTGGTTAATGTCGCATTCTTTGATGTGGCAAATTCGGCTACTAAATTTATGCTCTTGATAGCCCAATTCATCATCATAAAGCATGAAAAACTTTCCATTTTTGCCCGCTCTGGTGTATTTGGCGAGGCTTGGCTGGTAGCGTAACACACCGCCACGCACGCTGCGAATCTCTTCAAGATAGGCGTTGCCACACCAAATGAAGTCTAGGGCGATCTGCTCAAAGGCTTTGCGGCTAAGTTTGGCGTGTGGAATGAATAAATTGGCAAGAAAATTGCGTTTAAAGATGATACCGCTGGATAAATACGGTGTGGATTTGTAGGCTTTGGACAAACCGTGTAAATTCACAGGCGGTTCGTACCAGCGACCGTTGTGCCAGCATTCTACATAGTCAAAAATTTCTCGGTCGTGTATGGCGACAGGCTCGCCAAAGGTAAAGGCAATCGGAGTGGTCATGTTAATCCCAATCTTAAAATATAAATAAAACTAGGATAGCATAACTTGGAAAATGGGGCGTTGTGGGGTGTTGTAAATGGGGGATTTACAACATCCCATCATTTACCCGCTCTCCATTCATCGACATAATAGCCATCAAGCAAAACGCCCAAAGCTGGCAGGCTCTGGGCGTTTTTAATTTAACCCTTTTGAGATGGAAAAAGGCTAAATATGAATATTGATGATTATACCAAGATTTTTGCATTTTTGCTAGACAAGGTGGATAAAATGAAGAACTCTCGTTATTGGTCGCTGTGGTTTTTTGGACTATTTACTGTTACCTTGATTTTTGCACCCAATTTTATCCATGCGATTAAATGGTGGTAGGGCTTGACAGGCAGGAGGAAAGTGGGCTATGATATGCCCTAAGGTGTCAGAACCTTAGTAAACAGCGGATAACCGCACCCGAAAGCCCAAGCGGTTTTTTATTGCCTAAAATTCCCTTTCATACCGTTCTACAAATTCGTAGAACGCTCAAAATATAACCGATGTTGAAATTCCAACATCGAAAACCGAACCGCAAATTAGCGGAACGAAAAGTTATGTTAGGGGGGCGGAGAAATAAGGTGGCTTGCCACACGAATAATCCCAGCCGACTGTTTACGGCTTCTGAACCCCCTAGCACCCATTTTGGGTAAATTTCAGAAAACTTAAACAGGAGTTCCTTATGAACGCACTTACCATTGCCAACTTTTCTATCCGTACTTCGGACAATCTGTATTCTCTGACCGACCTACACCGTTCATCTGGTGGCGAAAAGCGTCATCAACCTGCGTTATTCCTACGCAACGAACAAACCCAAGAACTTATCAGTGAAATCGAAAGCGAAGGCTCTATTGCCTACCACACCATTCGGGGTGGCAACGCCAAACAACAAGGCACATTCGTTTGCCGTGAGTTGGTCTATGCCTATGCGATGTGGATTAGTGCTAAGTTTCATCTGATGGTCATTCGTGCTTTTGATGCGATGAATACTGGTGCTATTCCTTGCCTAGCCAAAACCACCACCGACGACCGCCGTCATCTGGTGCAAGCGGTCAATGCCTTAGTTCATAAACACAGACTACCCCACGATGAAGCCTATCGCATGGTGCATCAGTATATGGGCGTTGGTGGTATTGATGAGATTGCCCTTGATGATTTGCCAAAGGCAGTCGCTTATGTGCATCATCTGACACTAGGCAGTAGCCATGATGAAACGCACGCTAAGAACAATGCCTTTTGGCGTACTGTGGGCATGATAGAATACGAGCGTCTGTGTGAAGACCTAGATGCCATCTCATCTGTCATCACCCGAGCAGGGCAAACGCTAGCCAATCTCAAGCGTTCAAAAGCTCTGATTTATGATGCCTTGGCTGAACAGCGAATGGCTCATCATGGCAAATACGACCGCCAAGCCATCATTGATGAAGCCTATGCTTTCATTGGGCGACAGACAACCCGTTTGTAGGTTTTAAGGGTGGGGGTTATGAAAACTCCATAAAACTTGTCGTCTGTTCGGTTTGTCCTACCAGTGGCTCATGGTGTAGGGCGTGCATTAACGCCCACGCCAGGTCAGCATGACCGATGTCGTCATTGCGACTGGCGGTAAAGGTCATTTGCCGTTGGCTTGCGGTGAGCGTCTTTTTGATGCTCATCAAGGAATGGGCGATGTCGGTATGTCCTGCGTCAAATTCCAGCCGTCCATTTTTGACCACATCCCACGCTTTTAGCACCAGCTGGGTTTTGACTTCTGGCGAATAGTGAAAAGTCGTCAGAGCAGGAAAGAATGATTTGACTAATTGTGCCACGCCCGTTCCCATACCTGTGGTGTCAATACCGATGTAGGTAACATGGTACCTTTGGGTAATGCCTTTGATGATATTCGCCTGTGCGGCAAAGTCCATACCCTTAAACTGCTGTCGTTCTAGCACACGGAATTTGCCATTTGCCACGGCAGGCGGTGCGACCACCACCAGCCCCGCACTGTCGCCAGTCTCGGCAGGGTCATAGCCCACCCACACAGGCTTATTGCCAAAAGGGCGACTGTGTAAGGGGCGAAAATCTTCACGCCACACTTCCCAAGAATCCACCATACACGGCTGTAATAGATTGAGCGGAAAAATACTCTCGCCGTCATCGACAAATTCACACATCAAAAGATTGGCAAAGTCTGCCGCTGAATATTCAAATCTTAGCTCATCAATATCAAACAAATCACAGCCGCCAGCTTGTGCGTCCATAATCGTGACCACTTGCCGCCAGAGTTTGTCATCACAGCGTTTGCCGTCTTTGAGTGCTTTGTGCGATACATCAATATTGAGGTGCTTGTCTTTGGGCTTGCCTTTGTTAAATCGTGAACCTGTCCAAAAGGTGTAGGCTTCGTGTGCCATGGTGGACGGCGTGGAAAAGTAGGTTTTTCGCCATTTTTTGTGCATTGCCATACCTGATGCGACTTTGTTTAATTCATCAAAGCCATAAACCCAAAAAAATTCATCAAAATAAAAATTGCCATGATGACCCTGTGCAGTGCGGGCGTTCGTGCCAAGGAAGTTGAGACTTGCCCCATTTGACAGCACGATCGGGTCGCCTGACAGCTCCACGCCACAGGCAGAGTGGGCGAACTGCTTGATGTATTCTTTAAAAATATGGGCTTGTGCTTTACTGGCGGATAAAAAAATCTGGTTTCGCCCTGTGGTCACAGCGTCCACCAGAGCTTCACGAGCAAAATACCAAGTCGCCCCAATCTGACGCGATTTGAGAATCACACGAGTTCGTTCATCGCCTGCTTGATACCAAGTGCGTTGATAATCAAATAGCGACTCTTCAAAGGCAAGCACCAATTTTTCCACCGCTTCGTCATCAAAAGTATTGGCTTTGCGTTTTTTGGCTTTGCCGCGTTCTGATACTTTGGGGTTTAAATCGGCTTCGTTGCCACCGTCTCGGTAGCGTTCTAGTCGCACAAATTCTTTGTAATTTTTGAACAATTCGGACAGCTCTTTATAGTCGCCAGAATTTTTCTTTTCTTTCATGACCAGCGTCATTAGGCGTATTTGTAGGGCTTGTTCGACCCTGTTATCGCCCATCGCTTTATCCCACTTATCACGAGCCTTCCAGCTGGCAATGGTGTTCTCATTCTCGCCCAGTGCCTCTGCGATGTTGGCATTACGCCAACCAAGCCAAGATAAAAATTTGGCTTTGAGGCGGCTATCAAAAACAAGTTCAAGATTGGCAATGTCGGTCAAATTACTCATAAAGCAAACAAAATAAAATTTGCCTTATCTTAGCTGTCATTAGCGTGTGCGTGGTGGGTGGCTTGTTGTAGATATGGGTTTTACAACATTGGCGGTTTGTTTTATTGGCGGTGGTGGGTTAGTCTTTTGCTGTCTATGATTTTTTGGAGATTGACACATGAAATGGTTTCGCATTGCCGTATCTGGGCAAACGACCGACGGACGAGAAATCCAGCGAGAATGGATCGAACAAATGGCGGCAAGCTACGATCCTAGCGTCTATGGCGCGCGCATCAATGTTGAGCATATGCGTGGCTTTATGCCAGATGGCGACTTTGGCGCTTATGGCGATGTGCTGGCGCTCAAAGCCGAGACTATCACGGTCAATGGCGAAGATAAGCTTGCGCTATTTGCCCAAATCAAGCCAAATGACAAACTCAAAGTCTTAAACGCCAAAAACCAAAAAATCTACACATCGGTGGAGATCAACACCAACTTTGCCAAAACTGGCAAGGCGTATCTGGTGGGCTTGGCGGTCACAGACAGCCCAGCAAGCCTAGGCACTGAAATGCTGACCTTTTGTGCTAATGCTAAGCAAAATCCCCTTGCTGACCGCAAACAGTCAGAGGGTAATCTGTTCACGGCGGCGGTATTGACGGACTTTGATTTTAGTGAGCCTAAGTCATTGGCGGATAGCATTGTTGAGCGTATCGCTCAGTTTTTCACCGACAAAGACGGCAAAGACAACCCAGACGATCAAGGCGACTTGGAAGGTCAAGAAGAGATGGTAGATGAAGTTGAAATCGTTGATCTGACCAAGTGCCTTGATGAATTGTGTCAGCAATTCAAAGAACAGCTGGACGCCAAGTCTGACGAGATCCGCGAGCTAAAACAACAAGTGCAGACGCTAAGCACCCAGATTGACAGCATCGCCGCCACCCCAAGCCGCCCGCCAGCGGTAGGCACCACCAACGCCCATATCGACTGCTAAGGAGCAAATCATGCGTAACGAAACACGAGTATTATTCAGCCAAGCGATGGCAAGCCTAGCCGCCATCAACAAGGTCAATTCGGTTCACGAAAAATTCACTGTTGAGCCGTCCGTACAGCAGACCTTGGAGACCAAAATTCAAGAATCCAGCGACTTTTTGAGCAAAATTAATACTTATCTGGTGCGTGAAATGAAAGGTCAGGGCATTGGTCTTGGCGTAACCCGTCCGATTGCCAGCCGTACTGACACGCAGGCAAAAGACCGCCAGCCGATTGATCCGACCATGCTGGATTCTCGCCAGTACGAATGCACCAAGACCAATTTTGACACAGCGATTAGCTACGCCAAGCTGGATCAATGGGCGAAATTCCCTGATTTTTATGCCAAATTCCGTGATGTCATCGTCAAGCGACAAGCCCTAGATCGCATCATGATCGGCTTTAATGGCGTTAAAGTCGCCAAAGAAACCGACTTTAACACCAATCAACTTTTGCAAGATGTCAATATCGGCTGGTTACAGCACCAACGCACCGAGAACGAATCTCGCACGCTAAAAGCTGGCAAAGATGACCAAAAAATCAAAATCGGCAAAACCGAAGAATGCGACTATCACAACCTAGACGCATTGGTGATGAATTTGGTCGATGAGATGATTGAGCCGTGGCACCAGAATAATCCAGATCTAGTCGTCATCACCAGCCGTAAGATGGTGGCGGATAAATATTTCCCACTGGTCAATAAAGACCAGCAAAATACCGAAAGCCTAGCAGCTGATACCATCATCGCACAAAAACGCATGGGCAATCTGCCTGTTTATGCCGTGCCGTTTTTCCCAGAAGGGACGATTTTGGTAACGACTTTTGACAACTTGTCCATCTATGTCCAAGAAGGGGCAAGACGACGCACCATTGTCGATAATGCCAAACGAGATCAAATCGAAAACTACGAAAGCTCAAATGAAGGCTACTATATCGAAGATTTGGGCTTGTGTGCGATGGCAGAAAACATCGAAATCGTCCAAGGCTAAGGGGGTGTGATGAACCTTGCCAGACGACATTTTCTACGGAACCAAGCCAAAGCCGATGCCGAGCGTGCGGCAGAATACGGCTCTATGCAAAATGCCAGCTCGTACGAGTTACAGCTGGCTCAGCTTGCCAATGACAAGCACCGGCTAAAACAGCTACAAGGCTTGGAGCTAAAAAACGAGCTAAAAGCCAAACTCATTGAACATCATCTGCCCTATGTGGATGGTGTGCTGTCTGCGAACGCTGGCGTACAAGATGAAGTTGTGACGACGACGCTGGTGTGGTGCTTGGATTTGCGCAAATATGCCAAAGCCTTGCAGATTGGTCGCTATGCCTTGGTGCATTCTTTGGTGATGCCTGATGCGTTCAAACGCACGGTGGCGTGTATCTTGACCGAAGAGCTTGCCGAAAATGAGCTAAAACGCCAAAAACAAAACGAGCCGATTGACACGGACGCACTGCACGCCTTGCATGATTTGCTGGGTGATGAGAACCTACCTGCCACCGCTCGTGATATGCCTGATGAAGTGCGTGCCAAGCTGTATCTGGTCATCGGCCGGCATTATCTGGCACAAGCCAAAGACGGCAGGGGCGGCGCTGATGATGCGGTCGATGCCTTGTCAATGGCACTGGCGTTACATGATAAATGTGGCTGCAAGTCGGACTTGGCGCAGGCCAAAAAACTAGCCGCTGCTTAACCAAGTGCCTCGCACTAACACGGGTCTGCTTGTCATTTTTTGGTAGCTTTAGCGACCCAAAACACCCAAGCCGTTCCCGTGTTTTTATGCAATACGAGTTTTAAGGAGTCTTATGAGTTTGGTAGCCAATGGCGACTTGACCGCTCAATCAGCTGACATCAGTTCCGATGATTTTTTCCCTGCTATTAACATTGCGCAGGTGCGGGATTTTGTGCGTGTAGATACCTCTGTTACCGATGTCAGATTAACCCAAATCGTCTATGAAGAGATTTTAGATGTCCAAAGGCTGCTGGCATCTCTTACAACCCAGGCTGATCACCTCATTGAATTGTCGTCATCTAAGATTGATGGCAAGAGCGCATACGAAGTTTGGTATTTTTCGGCGGTGGCGAACGGCGTGGGTGCAAAAGTGTGCGAAAAATACCGCAACTACGACAGCACGAACAAGGGTGGTGATAAAGCCGCTGAAATGTCCCGCACAATCGACGAGTATCGCCGTAATAAGATGTGGGCGTTAGCTCAACTACAAAACCGCAATCAAACCGTGGTGGCGCTCATATGATACGCACAATTAGAAGTATTCAAGGTGATAGCTTAGACAGCATCTCTTACCGTTATTACGGCAAATCGGTCGTTGAATCACTTCTGTCGGCCAATCCGCACTTATCCAATGATGTGATCCTGCCGATCGGTACCGTCGTTGTGCTGCCGACGCTGGTGCAACCAACACAATCCAAACAAACTATTCAGCTATGGAGCTAAGATGAAAACACTTAAATATGGCAGTAAGGGCGAACAAGTATCTCAACTGCAGCACCTGCTAATCTCTCACGGCGCCAAAATCGCTAAAGATGGCGACTTTGGAGAAATGACAGAGAAGGCGGTCATCGCCTATCAAAAGTCTGCAAACCTTATCGCTGACGGCATCGTCGGTGCCAAGACTTGGCGCTCGCTACGTGGTAATGCAGCGGCTAATCCCATTACACAAGCAGATTATGATGCAGCGGCAAAGCGCCTAGATGTGCCTGTCAACGTTATTCGTGCCTTCGCTAAGGTCGAGAGCAACGGCTCTGGATTCTTCGCTGATGGACGTCCTGCGATTTTGTTTGAGCGCCATGTGTTTTACCGATTGCTAAAATCTAAGCGTGGCAAGGTGTTAGCGGATCGCTATGCCAGCAGTCATCCCAATATTGTTAATGCAAAGACTGGCGGGTATAAGGGCGGCACTTCGGAGTGGGTGCGGCTGCAGTTCGCACTTACCATCGATGCGGATTGTGCATACCAGTCGGCAAGCTGGGGTGCTTTTCAGATTATGGGGGAGAACTGGCAGAACTTGGGCTATGAGTCTATTGATGACTTCGTGGGGCAAATGCATGCTGGTGAAAGCTATCATCTTGATGCGTTTTTACGATTCTGTGAAACAAAAAGAGGCTTGCTCGATGCGCTACGAAAAGCGGATTGGCATAAGGTGTTCACGCTATATAATGGCCGAAATTACCAAAAAATGGGCTACGACTTTAAATTTTTGCGTGAGCTAAGACGATTGGAGTCCATTGTGTGAAAAAACCCAATCAATTACGCGCACACCTGCTCAATGGTCTGCCAGAACTGGCGCAAAACCCTGATCGTTTGTTGGTATTTATTGATGAAGGGCGGATGGTTAATACCATGGCGAACGGATTGTCATTTGAATATCGCTACACCTTGAATATCATCATTACTGATTTTGCCGAGGACTTGGCAAGCGTTGCCATTCTGCTATTTGCTTGGATAAGACAGCATCAAAGCGAGCTGATGACTAATCTAGACAAGGCGACAGATGGCGTAAAATTCGTGGCGGATATTTTGGATAATCGCAAGGTTGACCTATCCATCACGCTACCAATCACCGAACGAGTCATCGTCAAAGAAACGGACGGCAAGGCGGTCATCAGCTACCCACCAGAGCCTACTTACACACGCCCAGAGATGGCAAAGACAGTACAGCTCATCGATGCCAATGATGGGGTGGTGCTAGGAGAGTTCCCGACTGGTATGCCAGAAGAAAAATGGCTACTGACAATGCCACTGGTGGACATCAGTAGATGAGCGAGTTATCCTATCTGCCTGAACATCTGGGGCGTATCATTGATGGGCTGTCTGATGGGCAAATGCTCCGCCTAAAAAAGACACTCGCCCAAAAACTGCGTAACAACCAGAAAAAACGCATCACCGCCCAAAAAAATGCGGACGGCTCTGCCTACACGCCAAGAAAACCGCAAAAACGCCGTGGGCAAAAAAAGCGTGTGCGTGCCAAGATGATGAACACCATCAAGAAAGCCAAGCACACGAAGATAAAACAAAGCCGTGAGGGCTTTGCCGTAGGCTATGTCGGACGCATGGCACAAGTCGCCGAAGTACATCAATATGGCTTGACGGCTCGTTTGAATGCCAAAACTGGTGCATCAGCCGCTTATCCTGTGCGACAGCTTTTGGGTATCTCGGACGAGGATAAGCAGATGATTGATGAAGCGGTGCTGGATTATTTGGAAGGGATTTTGTAATTTTTAAAATGAAAAAACCACCATTTCTTTGGTGGTTTTTTTGTATTTGGTCGAAATCATCTAAGACCGCTCAAATACACCGTACGACCACCACGCTTGACGGCGGTCAAGACTTGCCCACGCTGTTGTCCATTAGGGTGCTTGTAGCCTAAGTGGATCCATGAATTTGAGCTGTCTGGAAATTCTAGGATCAGCTGGTCAAATTTAATGCCACGCTCTTTTAATTCTGCCACCAGATGGCGGGCGATTTTGCGAGTGTCGCCAAAGGCTGGGGCGACAAAGTCAATCGCCAGCCCATGGCAGTGGGCCGATGTGGTGCTACCACTGATGGCACGGTTTAGCGTAGGGCTTCGATAGCCACTGCTCACACGCATTGGCACGCCCAAGATGTCCCTGACTGGTTGCCATAGCCCACGAGCTGACTGGCGTAGGTTGGTCGTGGCTCGCTCGTCTGGGGTGTTGTTGAGCCCAAGGCGGCTGGCGGTGTCTGAGCGTGTCAGCTCGGCTAGGGTGAAGTTTTTGGTGAGTTGGGTCATTGTGTCTCCTTATTTTTTACGCTTAGATTTTTTGATGATTTGGCGGTGTAGCTCACGATAGGCGGTATCTTTGGCGGCTGTCTTGACCGCCTGTTTCGCCGTTTCTTTGACTGATGGCGTACCATCGCTTTGGGTATGTAGGCTTGGTTGATAAATCTTACGCCCCAGCATGGTTAAGACCAGCATTACCCCACCTGTGATAAAGGCGTGGTACTCGGTGGGGATAATCTGATAATCTACCGCCACTTGCAGGGCGGGGATGAGTACCAGCATGATGAATGCCCCGAGTGCCGGTAGTTTTACGGATAAATATTGAAAGACATTATCTTTGATAAAAGTCATTTTTTTACTCCTTTGGACAGATAATTTTTGATAAAGTCAGCCAGCCAATGCGTGCCAAAGTAGCCAATGGCGGACGCAATGCCGACACTTGCCGTCTGTGGAATGCCGAACCAGTCCAAAAACGACCAGATGCCGATGGCGAACAGTCCGCACATGATGGATTCTAATAAATCCACACGCCCACGCTGTGCTTTGGTGCGAAATACCGCCATCAGTGTCGCCATGACAAAGCTCATGGTGGCGACCTTGGTGTGTAACCACACCTCCGATAGATAGTTGTATAAATCATTCACCGATGTTCTCCTGCTAAAATCAAATCATATAAATCACTGGGGCTAAACCGCCAGCCCTTATCAGAACCAAAGATGGTATTAAAACACCACTCGCTACAAAAATACCGCTTCTGCGACTGGTGAAATAGTGCTACCGCACCCAATGCACCCCACAAGTCATAGCCTGCTGGGTGCGTGTGCAGGTAGTACGCCTGTACCGCCTCTGAGGTAAGGTCAATGGGAACTAAATCCCACTGTCGGGGTCTAGTTGCATGACCTTCATACGCACGCCGCCATCTCTTAGACTTGATGTATAGCAGCGATAACGACCATCACCCAGTGATACAGCAATCTCACTATGCGAATACTTGCCCCTTGTAAAAAACTTGGTGATACCATCGCAAAAGCGGTGAGTGAGCTTGCTGGCTCGTCCGTGGTAGCTTGCCAGATAGACTTTATTCATTCCTCATATCCTTGAGCTCTTCTGTCGCTTGGCTTGCCGCCTGCTCATAAACACCGCTCCAGCCGTCTGAATAGTCATATTCCAAAGGATTGTCCGCCTGCAACATCTTGGCACGGTGGCGTTCGGCATTGGCAAAGTTAGCTTGTTCAGCTTGTAAAATCGTCATCGCAAGTTCAGTCAATAACGCTTTATCCATTTTTACGAAAGTATTATCCATCGTTTTCCACATCAAATCAGGCGGTATCTCAGGCAAAATTTGCAACGCCAAATACTGCGTGCGAGAACTGTCATCGGTGTGAAACCACTTTTTGACCGATTTGACATAAACCCCGCCACGAGTGATGGTGTGGCGTTTTTGTTTGATGGATTCCCAAATGCTGTCTTGTTGCTGTTTTTTGATGATTTTTTCATCAACCACTTCATCACGATAGACGAATTCCCCATTTTCAAAAGTGGTTAGATGATTGGCTCTGGTTTGATGGATTTGATATTCTTTATCACTCATGGATATGAGGGTGTCTTTATCCACATCATACAGATGGATAAAATGCTCATCAATGAGTTCAAATTTGCCATTTTCTAAGGGATTGATTAAATAAGGCATTAGTAACCCTCCACAACAATGGTAAAAGTAACCGCCTCATCATTATTGCCATAATGACGACGAAAGGCGAAGTAGGCTTTATCTTTAATGTTGGCTTTCTGATTAAAAATACTGTCCCAATCATAAATCCATTCCATTGCCTCACCATAAGAATAATGATTACCGCCAGTGGATAGATGAATGCGAGCTTCTTGCACCTTGCTTGGCATCGGTGTCCATAAGGGCAGTTCAAGCAAAGGCTTATCTTCGTTTGCATTAAAATAATCGCCATTTAACTTTTCACGATAAAAACTCCTTTGATTATGACGATGAAAGTAAATGATGGGACATTCAAAATTAAAGTACTGCACCATACGACCATCAGGTAGCACCTCCACTGAGCCTGTCATGGGTACTTTTTGACTTTTAAAGCTGTTATGACTTGGGGTGAGCGTGCCTGTATATTCTCGTCTGTCTATGCCTTTTAAGGCAGTCGCCAAACTCACATTCCCCGACCCATCAAAATTGACCGAGCCTGTTACCGCCCCTGTTAGGGCAAGGGTGCGGGCGGTGGCAAGTTTGGTGGCGGTTGGAGCGTTGTCTTCGGTGGTGGCTAGGCGTTTCCAAGGCGACCATTTCCTATAAAATGCACGCATATAGACAATGGCTGTCTCATACTCACGAAAAATTTGTACTACGCCAGCCGCTCTTACAACTTCCAGGGCAAAGGCAAGATTGCTCGGAGTATTTGCAATGTCTCGTGCATGCACATTGGTGTGGCAATAATAAACCCCGATTTCTTTGTAGTCATCCAAATCACCACTGGTAATCTGAGTGGGATGCGTAATGATGGCTGGCTTACCATCAATCTCACTCCAGTTGTGGCGATGGACGGCAGGGGCTTTGGTATTGTCATTGATTGTGATATTCTGCGTCCCATCGAACGCCACGCCATTGATCGTGCGGGCGGTGGCAAGTTTGGTAGCAGAGACGGCGTTTTCGGTTTTGCCCAGTTTGTCATCTTGTAGTTTTTTGCCTTGGGCGGCAGACAGCGGCTTGGTTGTTTCGGTAGAGGTTAGATTGTCAATCACTTCGTTGTGATTGACAAAGTTATCCTGTGTCCATTTGCGTGTTGCATAGACGAGCGAATCGTCAAGTGTTACATTGACCACACTGGCGTTTTCCACGGCGATGATGAGCTTGATGCTGATCTCACGGGCACTGCCTTCGGTGGCTGACGGCTTGTAGGTCGCAGGAAATGAGCCTACGGCAATGAGCGTCTTGCCAGCGTATAGCCCAATCTCACGCACGGTAAATCCACCCGTGCTTGATGGAATGATGGCGTGAACCTCAATCCAGTTGGCTTTGGTGGCGTGGCGTCCGACATGATTAACTGCCACACGAGCCTTTTCGCCGGTAAGGCGTGTGGCACCAGCACTGGGAGTAGGTGTCGTCCCTCGACCGTCGCCCACGGCAAGATGCGTGATGGCGACTTTGGTGTTGGTGTTGATGGCGTTGGCAATCTGTGCCTTGCCGTTATTGGTAATCAGCGTATGATAAGTGGTCATGTTGTCTCCCTAGGATAGATGGTGGTCTCATCGCCCATCTGCACCGCCACGCCCAGATATAGGTCGCTTTTTGGTGTTAAAGTAATGGATAAATTGGTTAGGTGGCGACTGACTGGCTTGGCGTCGTTGATGAGTCGGTTCAACTCTTGATAGACCGCCTCGCTCATGGCTGTCCCTGCGGTGGATAATTCTAGACGGAACGAGCCTGCCGGTAGGTTTGGCTCAACCTCCCACCATTCGACGAAAGTCGCCTCATAGCCAAATTTTTCTAAGATTTCACGCACCGCTGTTCTGGTGCCTTTGAGCTGGTGCTGGCGAAATGATTTTTTAATCAGTTCTCTTTTTAAAGATGGTTGCCAGGAGTCATCCCAGCTATCCAACGAATATTGCCACGCCAAAAAGCCCAAAAAATCATCCCTGATTTCATCAATGCGGCTTATCATATCAATATTGACATCAAGATGGGTGCTACTGGCAAGCTCGTTTGTGACGGCGTGTTCAAAGTCGGTGGAGTTGGGCGGTAGCAGATGATTGATATTCACTCAATACCCCCAATGCTAATGTCAATAGACTCACAATACGCCGCTTGTAATGCGCTGATGGCGATGTCGGCTTTTGGTTCAAGCAGCTCAATGCGTGCCACACCATCAATGTGCAGACAGTGGTGAATGGCGGTCAGGCGTACCGAGCGACCAATGCGGTTCTTGGATTCGGTGTAGGCTCGGGTTTTGGCGGTGGCTGTGGCAAGTACCGCCGATGCCTCTGGGTCTTTGCCTATGTAGAGTTTTGCCTCAATGCGGTATCTGTGTATTTGTGCTGATTGCACGCTCACGCGGTCAGCGATGGGGCGTACATGTTCGGCATTGACGGCTTGTGAGACAATATTTACCAATTCATCAGATGCTTCGCCTGTTTGACTGTCTGACTGCAAGATGGCGATATTCACCACCGCGGGGCTGGGGCTTATCACCGCCACATCCGCCACACGCCCATCAGCAGACAGGCAGTGGTATTTATACGCCGCCTCTGGCCCTGCCACTGATAGGCGGTCAAAGGCTCTTTGCACTCGTGCGCGAAATACCTCGTCCGACTCATAGACGGCAGGGCGGTCATCGGTGGCGGCGGTGGTGATCAGGCGTTGCATGTCAAAATTAGCCGCCAGATGATCCAAATCCGCCCCCGTTGCATAGGCAAGCAAGCATGCACGAGCGGCGGCGTTGATGCGATTGCGCAGTATCAGCTCACGGTAGGCATTTTCTTCGATGAACTTCGTCAAAGGCTCACTTTCACGAGCCAAGATGGTGCGGATATTGTCCTGCTCTTTGCCATCAAAGCGTGCGATGAGTGCTTGTTTGCGATTATTTAAAATCGTCTCATAGTCCAGCGTCTCGATCATGTCAGGCTTGGCAAGGTTGTTGAAATCTACACTCATGCTAATCCTTATGTAAGGGAGATGCTCATTTCGAGCGTTGTGTCTGTTCCAATGTGTGCCAGATGCGCATCAAGTCTAATATCTAGCACGCCGTGCGCTATCTGCTCTATGCTTATGTATTCGATAATCAATCTATCTTCCCACTGTAGTAACGCCGTATAGATTGCTGAATAGCACTGCAGCACTAAAACATCATCAATTGGCCGATCAATAAGCTCTGGCAATAAAGAACCGTACTCTCGACGCATGACACGACTACCAATAGGTGTTGTTAAGATGTCTTGGATTGATTGGCGAATCTGGTCGAGATATGGGATGGTGTTACCTGTCTTACGGCTAATCATGGCTTAGCTCCTGATGTTAGCTTACCATCCCCTTGCTCTTGATGCTTATGGCCTTGTAGGCTGATATTGCCAGCCACCACATCACCTGTCGCTATTACCGTGCCGTTAATGGTCGCACCACCACCGCCTGACGTGCCGCCTGTAATACCTTTACTAACCGATAGATTTCCATTAATGGTTGTGTCGCCGTTAATGGTCGCACCACCTTGAGCATTGATGGTGATGCCTGCTTTGGCGTTAATGGTTACACCACCATTGGCAGTAAGTGTTGCTGTCCCGCCAGATGGCAATATTGCTGTAAGCGCATGAGCTGAGGTGTCATAGCTGATAACGCACCCATCTTCGAAATGACGAGTCTTAATATTCCCAGAGCTAGCAGGTGCGGGATTTTGCTCGTGATATAAGCCCATTAATACCACTGCTTGGGCCATCTCACCGCTTGGTGCGAGCACCAATACTTGCTCGCCGACTGTCGGGGCATCCCAAGTTCTATCCGTGCCTGCACGCACAGTAATCCATGGCAGCGGGGCGGTCATGATGCCCACACAGTCTACAGTGCAGCGCGCAGAACCATGATCCACATTGGCAACGGTGCCGATGCGAATAAGATTCTCAAGACGACGTATAAGATCGTGACTCATGCGAACAAAAACCAAAAAAATTTGACTTATCTTACTAATGTTGTTTGGCTTCGTGGGTTTTGCGGTGTTGTAGATAATCGGTTTACAACCGACGAGATGGGATTTTTATAGATTAGGCAGTTATGCTAAAGCTGTTTTTGATTTTGTCTCATAGGAGCTCATATGACTGACTACCATCATGGCGTCAAAGTGCTGGAAATCAGCGAAGGCACTCGACCGATTCGTACTGTATCAACTGCTGTCATTGGCTTGATTGCCACTGCATCAGACGCAGACGCAGATTTTTATCCAGAAAATCAACCTGTCCTGGTCACCAATGTGCAAGCTGCAATCGGTAAAGCTGGCAAAAAAGGCACATTGGCGAAGACCCTGCAAGCAATCGCTGACCAAACCAATGCAGTTACCGTCGTTGTGCGCGTACCACAAAGCGAAGACGAAAGCACGCAAACATCGGCTGTGGTCGGCAGTACAGAAGGCGGCACATACACAGGCATGAAAGCACTGCTGACAGCTGAAGCTAAGCTTGGTGTTAAGCCACGCATTCTTGGTGCGCCTGGATTGGACACCGCAGCCGTGGCAACTGCCTTGGCATCAATTGCTCAGCAGCTAAGAGCATTCGCTTATGTATCGGCATGGGGTGCAAACACCAAAGAAGAAGCAAAATCATACCGAGATACCATTGGTGGTCGTGAGGTGATGGTTATCTGGCCGAACTTTAAAGCGTGGGATACTCAGACGCATACTGATGCCAGCACACCTGCGGTGGCATACGCCCTTGGCTTACGCGCCAAGATTGACCAAGAACAGGGCTGGCATAAGACTCTGTCTAACGTTGTGGTTAATGGCCCAACCGGTATTGATAAAGATGTATTCTGGCAGCTGCAATCATCAGCTACTGATGCAGGCTATCTTAATGAGAACGAAGTCACCACGCTCATTCAGCGTGAAGGATTTCGCTTTTGGGGCTCGCGCACTTGCACGTCTGACCCATTATTCGCCTTTGAGAATTATACCCGCACCGCCCAAGTGCTGGCGGATACCATCGCTGAAGCGCATCTGTGGGCTGTTGATAAGCCGATGCACCCAAGCCTAATCCGCGACATCATCGAAGGCATTAACGCCAAATTCCGTGACTTAAAGGCGCAAGGCTATATCATTGATGGCAGCTGCTGGTACGATCCAGAATTAAACTCAAAAGAGACCCTAAAAGACGGTCAGTTGCGCTTGGATTATGACTATACGCCAGTGCCACCACTTGAAAACTTAACTCTGCGTCAGCGCATTACTGACAGCTATCTGGCTGACTTTGCCAGTCGAGTAACGGCGTAATTTTGACAAACAAAAAAAGCCCAAAGCGGCAAACTTTGGACTTTTTCTAAATTTAACCCTTAACAGACAAGGATTAAATCTTAAAGTGGATTAATCACAGAATTGGTAAAACTGATGAAATATTGCGTGGAAAAATTTGGATTATGGCAAACGATTTTTGCTTATGTGGTGCTGATTTTTGCCAGTAGTATCGCATTTCATTTGGTTGAATTGATAACATTATTTAGGAATTGATATGGCATTACCCAAAAAATTAAAAATGATGAACCTGTTTAATGAAGGTAATAGCTACCTTGGTCAGACAGGCGAAGTAACACTACCTAAGCTTGGCCGTAAGCTTGAGAATTGGCGTGGCGGTGGTATGAATGGCTCCGTCAAAGTGGATTTAGGTTTGTCGGATGACATTACCGAATTTGGGTGGAAGCTTGGCGGTATTGATCTAACCGTCCTTGAACAGTTTGCCACGCCGACAGTTTCAGGGCTTGGTTTGCGATTTGCTGGCTCTTACCAGCAAGACGACACTGGTGAGACCACCGCGGTGGAGATTGTGGTTCGTGGGCGCCATGAAGAGATTGATCTGGGATCGGCACAATCTGGCGAAGATACCGAAGTGACCATTAAGACGATTTGGAGCTATTACAAGCTGACCGTTAATGGCAAGGTGGTCATTGAGATCGACATCCCAAACATGATCGAAAACGTCAATGGTAAAGACATGCTGTCTGAGCATCGCAAAAACATCGGTGCTTAATACGCAAAAAAGCCCAAACTGGCGGGTTTGGACTTTTTCTAAACTTAACCCTTAACAGACAAGGATTAAATCTTGTGGAAGATTATATCAAAATTTTGTTGTTAAAGATAGAGCAGGTGAACAAAATGAAAACTTGGAGATTTATCGCATTGCTTTTTGTTATTTCTATGTTCGCTTTGCCAAGCGTTATCACTGCCATTCGTTGGTAGTAAATCCAATTTCAAAATGAGGAAAGATTATGATGAGTAATACCAAACAAATCACCCTAGACAAAGGCGTTAAGCTGGGCGAAAACACAATCAATGACATCACAATCACTAAGCCGGTTGTGGCGCACCTAAAAGGTATTAGCTTAACCAAGCTGTTCAACTTCGAGACAGATGAGCTGATGAAGCTTATCCCTCGTGTCACTGCGCCAAGCATCCCACAGCCAGCATTGTCGAATATGGATGTCACTGAATTTATGACCTTGGTGGGCGAGGTTGTTGGTTTTTTGGCGGAGGAGAACACGGATACCCCAGAAGAGTAGAAGACGTCATTGCCAATTTGGGTGTGGTATTTGGCTGGACATTGTCGGATTGTGCCGATCTAAGTATTGATGAGCTGATGGACTATAACAATCTGGCACTAGAACGCCACCAAGCACAATAAAAAGCCCCGCCTAGTTGGCGGGGTTTTTTATTACAGTTGGCACATTAAAGAGCTAAAGCCGCAGTGAGAATAATCCATGATAGCCAAAGTCCGATGGTGCAGATAATCAGAAATGCCATCCCTTTCAGCAATGTAAGAAAGAAGTTTCCAAGTTTAAGAGACCAGTCAAGAATCAAGTAAATCGAGTTAGACATATTTATATAAGGTATTGGTAGAGTTTTTATTATGAGTGTTTTGTTCCTAAATGTCAACTTCAAGGGTAATGACCAGCTGTCATCATCCCTTGAAAAAATCAACAGCTCTGCCAAAAAGCTCGAGAGCCAAATTGGCGATGCTAAGAAAAAAATTTCAGAACTGGAAAAAACTAAGCTTAATTTCAATCAATTTGAAAAAGTAAAAAAAGATACCGCGGAAGCTGCAGTCAAATTAACTGCATACAAAAAAGTTATCAAAGATCTCAAGGCGCAGATGAGTTCAGGCGGTGGCGATGATACGGTCGCCAAACGCCTAAAGAATGCCGAAAAAGAGGCGGCGAAACTGCAAAATACAGTTGAGAAAGGCCGTGTCAGAATGAGCAATCTATCTCGCTCCCTAGAAAAGGCTGGTCAAAACAGCCAAAGCTTCGCACAGAGCCAACAACATCTTGAATCGCAGTTAAGAAAATCCAACGAATCATTAAAAAAACAAGAAGAAAGGCTGAGTCGCCTAAATAAGGCTGAGCAGCACTATGTCAAAATGAAAGGGATTTCTGACGCTTCGCGAGACTTTGCGGGCAAAGCTTTAAAAGCCACCATTGCTACTGGCACCGCTCTTGCTGTGCCGGTTAAATTTACCATCGATGCAGAAAAATCCATGGCGGATGTTGCCAAGGTGGTAGATGGTCTTAAAATTGACGGCAAAGTTACTGCGGAGTATGAACAGTTCGAAAGACAGATGACAGAAATGTCAAATCGTCTGGGTATGCAATTTTCTGATTTGTCTGACATCATTGCTGGTGGTGCTCAAGGCGGTATCAAGCAGAACGAATTGATGCAGTTTGGCGAACATGCTGTCAAAACAGCGATTGCCTGGGGTATGGAAGCAGGGCGGGTTGGTCAAGCGGTGGCAGAGCTTAGATCTACGCTTAAGCTGTCACAGGATGAAGTGGCAACACTGTCTGATCAAATTAACTATCTGGGTAACTCATCAACCAACAATGCCGCCCATATCCTAGAAGTCGTTCAAAGGGTGGGGTCGGTTGGTGCGGCTGCTGGCGTATCTGGCGATCTTATTGCGGCTATGGGAGCTAGCATATCCGGCATCGATCCATCAAGCGTCGGCACCGGTCTTAAGAATATCATCAAATCCCTAACCAAAGGAGATTCAGCGACTAAGTCACAGCGCAAGGCATGGGAGGCATTAGGCACAACTGCCGAAGAGATGGCGTCACAGATGCTAAAAGACCCCGAGAAGGCAATCACTCGATACCTAGAGATGCTGGGTAAACTGCCTGAAGAGCAGCGCCTAGCATTTGCAAGTATGATCAGTGGTGACGATGCTTTGCCTGTACTGGCTCAGATGATGAATGACCCTGAGAAGTTTGCGCGTTATGCTGCCGAAGTTAAAGACGGCAACAAAATCAATGGATCCGTAGATGAAGAGTACAATTCAGCTGTGTCAACTACCGCTTTTAAGATAGATCGTGCCAAGGTCAAAATGCAGAATTTTGCCAAGGATTTTGGCAAGCAGTTACTGCCTTTTGTCAGCAGTATTGCAGACGCTATATCTGGTATTGTTGATAAAGTGAGCGCTTGGGCGGCCGCCAATCCAGAGCTATTTGGCTACTTTGCCAAGGGTGCTGCGATATTGGTTGGTATTTTGGCTGGTGTAACCGCCCTAGCGGCAGCGGCGAGTTTTGTGGTGTTACCGTTTGCATGGTTGAATTTCACCCTCGCCAAGGTAACGGGCGGCGCATTAACTCTTGGCGGCGCTTTCAAAGCTATGCTTAACCCAATCAAATCAATCCCTGTTATTTTAGGCTTGGTTAAATCAGGTTTTATGGTGGCAGCTGGGGCGGTCAAAGCATTTACTGTTGGGCTACTGACCTCACCGATTGGCCTGATTGGTCTTGCATTGGCAGCTGGTGCAGTTGTTATTTATAAATATTGGAAGCCAATCTCTGCATTCTTCAAGGGCGTTTGGAGTGGGATTTCGGAAGCTTTTGCACCAATCAAGCCGATGTTTGAAAGCATTGGTAATTTCATTAAGCCCGCAATAGATTGGTTTAAATCGCTATTTAGTACGACACAGGCAGGTGAGGGCAATGCTCGCCAATTGGGTCATGCCTTTGGTGTATATCTCGTTGGTGCTTTTAAAACGCTAACCGCGCCAATCAGAGCTGTTTGGTCGGTATTGGAATGGGTGTGGGATGGCATTTCTAGCTTGCTAGGCAAGCCCATTAGTGTTGGTGATATTTTTGGCAGTCTTAGAGAAAAATGGGAAAAGCTTTTAGAATCTCTTGATGGCTACTGGCAAAAAGCCCAAGCGCTCTGGGATAAATTTACTGGCATTTTCAAGAAGTCACCAAGCTCAGCACCTGCTCAGTCTGGCGAGGGTGGTGACTTCTGGTCATCATTAATATCAGGATTTGGAGAAGTCAGTCAATCAATTGGCAAAAAAATGGGCTCACTTTGGGATAGCGCAGGACCTAAACTAGAGGCTGCCAAAACCAGGCTTGCCGCCAAAGTTGGAGAGATCTGGTCATCAGTAACTAATGTTATCAATGGGTCTGATGGCGGTCCTGATATCGCAGCAGCCGTAGGCAATAAAATACAGACGGTTATCAACACAACATCCCAAGCATCAACAACACTTTCATCTGTATTCTCAGCACTTATTAATGTGGTGAGCGTTAGTGCCACAGGGATGATTAGCATTATTGGGGTGTCGCTATCTGCCATACCGGCAATCGTGTCGGCAGGGGTTGTACCTATTCCTGTGATATTTGCCGCTGCATTGGGTGCTTTACCAAAAATAACTGCCATTGTATTTATTGGTATGGCCGCTGCTGCTAGTGCTGGGATGTCAGCATTGGCATTGGCCATCAATTCAAAGATGCAGATGGCTGTACTTGCTACTAGGATGGGTTTTGTCCGCATCATCCAAACGATAGCGTCATCATGGAGACAAATGGGCTCTGCGATGAGGGGCAACCCTATTCTTTCGAGAATGCAGTCTGCTATTGGTTCGGTATTAAGCTACTTTACTGGTGTTAAAGGGCGGTTTCTTGCCATCGGTGCTGATATTGTAGGCGGTCTTGCATCAGGAATGAACTCGCGGTTAGGCGAACTAAGAAAAACGGCCACACAAATCGCCGCAGTGGTAGAAAATGCAGCTCGTCAAAGGCTAGACACTCACAGTCCAAGCCGTGTCATGGCTTTGGTGGGTCGTGATGTTGTTGCTGGTCTTGATGTTGGTATGAAAAGACGGTTTGCACCGATGCTTAAAGGATTTAGAGCCAATATAGGCAAGCTGGCAAGCCCTGCCAATATTGCTCGAGTGAGCAAGGCTATTAGCGCGATATGTCGTGCAACTGGCTCTAATGACGTGCTGGGTGATATCGTTGCACCAAAATTAAGCAATAATCCGCTTGTTGGTCTAGCTTTAAGTCGCCTACCCAAGGTATTAGGTCAAAACACTCCGAAGCCTGTCAATGTAACACCAATCCAATCAAGACCCATGCCGTTAGATGCAGATGGCTACAAGGGCGCAGGGGGTGGACATGCATCAACGTCCAATTACACGATTCACATCCACGCAAACCCAGGCATGGATGAGCGCACCTTAGCCAAGCTGGTTCAAGCTGAATTAGAGCGATACGAACAGCGCAAAGCTGCCAAGCATCGCGCAAGAATGACAGACTAGGAGATAAGACATGATGATGATCATCGGGATGTTTGTTTTTCGCATCCCTACCATTGTTTACCAAAGCCTGAGCCATAAAACTGAGTGGCGACATGCAAGTAATAGCCGCGTTGGCGTAATGCCCGCCTATCAGTTTTTGGGGCGTGGCGAGAACACAATCACGCTTGAAGGTAGTATCGTCCCAGAATTTGGCAACCAAAAAGGACTGGTCAAACTGTCCGAGATGGCAGATGCTGGCAAGGCCTACCCTTTGATCTGTGGTAATGGTCGGGTATGGGGCCAATATGTCATTGAGTCAATCGATGAGACGCATACCATATTCTTTAAACATGGCCTGGCAAGACAAGTTGATTTTACGATCGAGCTTAAGCAGATTACAACGCCAAGAACACTTAAAGACAATTCGTTGCGTGCAGCAGGTCGAGCGGCTCTGGCTGTGGCCACAGATTACGGAATCGACACAAGCCGTGTCACGAGTTCAGCCACACGATATGGCATTGATATTGGTCAGGAGTGATTATGAATCCTAGAATTGAATCGTTACTCGCTCAGGGTAAAACCGTCCTGTATGCTGGAATGAATATCGCTGATAGACTGGCGGGTGAGATGGCGAGCATGCTTGATCGCTCATACCCTCAGCCTGTTTGGCGGTTGGTCGTTAATGGCGAGGACATGACCGATGGTGTGTCGTCTCGCCTTATGAGTCTTACACTCACTGACAACCGCGGACTTGAGGCAGATACCCTTGATGTAACACTTACTGATCATGACGGCGCGCTCAGCATACCACCCAAGGGCGCTACGCTTGAAGTGTATTTGGGCTGGCACACATCAGAATTGGTGTATAAAGGTATGTTCATCGCCAGTGAGATTACACACCAAGGGTCGCCAGATACCCTAACGATTCGCGCTCTGTCTGCAGACCTCAAGGAATCAATCAAACAAAAGAAAGAGCGTTCGTTTGATCAGACCACGCTTGGCGACATCATCCAAAAAATCGCCCTAGAACATCAGCTGACTGCCAAGATTCATGCCGACCTAGCCTCTAGCGACATATATCACCTTGACCAGAACGAATCCGACATTAGCCTGCTGACAAGGCTTGCCGAAGAATTCGATGCTGCGGCGATGATTAAGGATGATGTTCTGCTATTCATGCCGATCTATGTGCATGAGACAGTGAGCGGCGAGCCACTACCCACGATGGTGATCACGCGCGTTCTGGGTGATAACCATAGTTATACCGAGGATGCAGACAGTATTTCCGGCGTCCGAGCTCAGTTTTATGACGTCACCAAAAAAGACAAAGTCCCCGTATTGGTAGGTAGTGATGAAGACAGCGTGCGAGAGATTCGCTATGTGCATCGAGATCAAAAGAGTGCTACCGATGCCGCAATGGCTACTTATCGTCGTGCCAGACGTGAGACGGCAAAACTAAGTTACACGCTCGCGCACGGCGACCCGTTGCTCATACCTCAAATGCCTGTGATGGTGCTTGGGATTAAGGATAGTATTGACGCGACAGATTGGACGCTCACAAATGTGGTTCATAATCTGGACGATGGCGGCTACACCTGCAAGATCGAATGCGAGCGACTATTGTCTGCGGTCTATGAGATTACCCCGCCAATTACTGTGGGTGAGCAAAAAAAAGACAAGCCCAAATCAACCGCCGCCAAAAATCCCAAATCAAAAGGCGGCAAATCAAGACGAGCCGCAAAGAAAAGACAGCGAGAAAAATCAGCTAAAAAATAAGCTAACTGTAAGTTTTTTCTATGTTTTTTAATGGTAAAATATTGCAAAAATAATGGAGGTAATCATGGCTTGGGTCTGCCCACACTGCAAACAAAAAACTGTAAGAATCCGCACAAGCAGAGATGAGCATATCTTGATGCGACGTCTCTGGGTGCAGTGCCAAAACCTATCATGTGGATGGGCTGGCACGTATAACTGTGAATGCGATGGTGAGTTATCACCATCTGCAACACCCGATCCACAGGTTAAACTGCCTCAAGGCAGGAAACCGCCATCAATTAGTGCTTAATCCCAACATCACAAACCGCCGCTTCGGCGGTTTTTTTATTTCTGCGATTGATTGAAGCTGGGCGGTCGCCTCGCCCGCTTGCGGGGTTTTAATTTCTCTCTTTGATTGCAGGGTGGGTAGGGTGCGGTGGTGGGTTAGCCTATAAACGGCTAAAGCCCTTCAAATAAGGGCTTTAGAGTGCGAATTAGAGTCGTTTTTTGGGGTATTTGGCTCATTGCGCTTGATTGCATGGTTGAAAATCGACACATCACGCAAAAAACGGCTCATTGTACAGGGTATTTGGTGGTGGAATTTGCTTGTGATACCTTAAAAAAGTGTAGTATTTTAAAAATGTCGCTCTGTCCATCTGGAATGTCAGCTCTGGACTGTCAATGTACTGTAAATGTACGCAATGCGTATTTACATCAGCGATAATTACGCTGTGATGCGCGGGGTCTTTGGGTTGCCAGACTTGTCCGCGCTTGGGGATTTGCTTGTCTGATTTGGTTTGGTTGATGATTCTCATTTTTTTATCTCCTTTGATTGGTGTGTTAGGCGTTGAGCTGTCTTTTTGCGGTGGCGATCATCTTTTCTTGCTTGATGAGCTGTTCTTGCATCTGCGAGAGATGGTCTAAGGCTTGCCCAAAGCGTACCATCGTGTTCCCAAGCTCTTGTTGAGCCTTGCGGTTCTGTTGGGCGGCATCGTCAATGATGTCCTGTGCGGGGTTGGCTGTCGCTCTTGCTCTGAATACCAAATCATGCACATAGGCGACTGCCTTGGGTAGCTCGGATAGGGGGATTTGTCCGATGTGTGTCGTTCCCATGTATTGATTGACCATCTTGTAGGCGTATTCGTAGCTGATCTGAGTGCGCTCTTGTAGCATGCGCACGGCATTGACCAAGGGGCGACGGTCATCGGGGGTGGTTAGGGTTGATTTGCAGACATAGACGACAGGCTCGCCGACTTGCTTGTCCAGAATATCCAGCACCCATTGGCGAAACTCTTTGGCAACGCTGGTGCGGGCAAACATGGCGATCAGATGACAACCACGCAGGGAGAAAATCCGTAATGAGCGTTTAAGATTTTTCGAGGTCATTGATTCGATGACCTCGGTCATATCTGCCGAAAATTCATCAGCATTGGTGTTGTAAAGATTGGTAATAGACTTCGCATCAGCATAGCCTAGGGCTTTAGCCAATTCGGTAGAAGTTAGATAAATTTGAGAATTGTGGTGAACTGGCGTCAATGATACGCCATTGAAAGATAGTGCTTTCATGGTAGTTTCCTTGTCAGTAGATTTTAGAATTCCACCGCCGAAACTGCCAAGTTTAGGGTGGTGGAACGTATGAGGTTGGCAGACTGATGACAAGGTATCAGCACAGCTTTCGCTGTCCTCACACGCCCCACCATAAGGAGGGTGTGCGTATGCAAAACAAAAACCACATGCAAAGCAAGTGGCGTTTGATACGCCTTGTCTATTCAGGCTGCCAAGCCTGACATCGGATTTTGCCGATGTGGGAGTATCATACGCCATGTGTGAGCGTGGTGTCAAGTGCAGAATTAACATTTGGCAAGTCCTAGTTTTTGGCGGATGCTGCTGAGTGCTTTGTCCGCAATGTCTTTGGGTGCGGGTATGCTCTTATGCTCCAAGGCGGGCAGGGTGGGCAGGGCGAATGTGGCGCCAGCGTCCATCTCATCACAGACCGCCTTGTATGCCTTGTCCCATCGTGGGGTGAGCAGATAGCTTGACTCGTTGCACAGCGTGTAAAAACCGATGCGCAGGGCGGTCTCATAGATCGCTGCGTTGTCCCACCGCACGGCATTGCCTGCTTGGATTTGGCTGGCGATGGTGATGGCGGTGTGCATCGCTTGGTGGCTGTCGATGTGACGGTTCTTACGCACCAATCGCAGATAATCGGCTGCGTTATTCGGCGGAAAATCTAGGTTCTGACACAGGCGAAAGGCTTGGCGCAATTCGTCGATGTCGGCATTGTGTCTGGCGAAATAATCCGCCCACTCGATCATCGCTGCCGTGCTGTAGCGGGTGTTGTCAGATACTTTGGCGCCAAACCACATGCGAAAATGGTCGAACAGCTTGTCAGCGACGTTGATGTATTCGGCAGGTGGTGGCGCATCTGGCGCGAACGGATCAAATGTCGTACCTCATGCGTTGTAGATCTGCACGGCGTTGGGCTCTGATGAGGGCGTATTCCTCGTTTGAATTTGGCTTTGGCTGATGATTTGGCTGACGTGTTGCATGGTTGTATTGTCCTTGGCTGTGGTTTTGGCTGTAGTTGGCGTTGGTTGGTCTTGGCTTGGGTTTACGGCTGATGGCGTTGCCTAGCCAGTAACTGAACGCTGATGTCCAGTCTTGGTAGGCTCTGCCGTTAGCGCTTGCCCACGCTAGGAATTGACTGAACTCGTGCTGTACATCGATGCCGTGAGCTGATCCTCGCTTGAGCTGTACGTCCGTTGGTACAAATCCTTGGGGTGGGGTTTTGCTCGCTTTTGACTGCCTTGATGATTTAGCTGGTGGTAAGCCATCCGATTCGATCGTTTGGTCATCTGATTGACTTTGAAAATTTTCGTGCGCGTTATCATGATATATATCTGACGGTTCTAAACGGTTCATATGACGGTTCTCAGTACCGTTTTTGGTACTGGTTGCCGTACCGTTTTTGGTACTGGTTCTGGAAAAATTGGTACTGGTTCCGTTTTTGGTACTAGTTCCGTTTTTGGTACTGGTTGGTGCGATTTCTTCACGTCCATTTACGCCGACGAGTTGATAAACTTTGACGCCATTTCCGCGCCTTGCACCCGTCCAACGAATGAATCCTAATTTTTCGAGCTCGCCAATCACTTTGACCAGTGTTTTGCGGTTGAGTTCGGTGTCTAATTCGAGTCTTTTTAGGCTTGGGTAGCAGGTATGGTCTTCGCCGGCTCTATCTGCCATGGAGACCAGCACCGCCTTGCGTGATGATGAGCCTGTTTGTTGTTGCCAAGCCCATCTTGTTGCGTCATTGCTCATGAGCGTATGCTCCCTATGTGATATACACGTCGGCTCTTGCCGTTGATCATTCTGGTTGTGATGGTGATGGTGCCTGGTTTTTTGTTGTTGATGCCCTTGGCGACCGCAAGGGGGCATTTGATCTTGAAGCTATCGCATACCTGCAGGTCTGTCATGACAGCACCGGTCGTGCGCATGTGAGCAAGCCAAGCTTCTCTCTTAGCCTTGGTGGGGCTGATGCGTCTATTTGTCTCTGTGCTGCGTGGTAGCACGTCATAGCCCATTAGGTAGGGTGATATGACCTTGTGCGGTTTGCGAGGCTGTGGCGGGCGTTCTGGGATGATCTGAACGCGTTCTGGGTTGTCCGCCATTCATTGCTCGATGATGGCGGGGTCGGTGGCGTGCGGATTTGACTTAGAATGATTAAACGCTAACATTGCTCTGCTCCAGATAATAAACTTTATAACGCGCTCCGTTGGCGGATTTTTCCCACCGAAAGCGTATGGGATGCCCCATCTGTCGTAATTCTGAGATGCGCGCCAAGAATCCCATGATGTGATATGTCTGCACGGCTTGGATGTGAGTGATGGGTGCTGTCCTTAGGTGTTCCAGTAGTGTGGCACACTGTCCTGTCAAGTCGTTCATAGTGGATAATCCCTGTCTGAGTTGGTGCGGTTCTCTGGGCTCGCTACGATCTCATCGTTCTCTAGCAACGACAACACTTGCATGGCATGATGAGCTCGATGGTAGCGTTCTCGCAAGTCGTCTTCGATCAGTCGGCAGAGCCATTCCGATTTTGACAAATTACATTCGTCCGCCAGTCTGCCGATGACCGTATGGCACTCTTCGGAGAGATGGACGGTGATTTGGTGGGTTTTTTTGGGTTTCATGGTCGAGCCTGTGCTTGCTGACGAGCCATGATTTCGCGGATTTGGTACGCTCGAAGTTCTGGAATTTTGTCATCATTCCATTGCGAAACGGCAGCGTGACTAATACCGAGCAGGCGTCCAAGTTCATTTACTGAACCTTTGGCGATTTTTAGAGCTTCTTTTTTGGTCATTTAAGTTTCCTTTTTAATTAAAAAGTAAAAAATATTACCTATTATTGCATACAAAACTTTCCTAATCAAGTGGTAAGATAGTAAATTAGTTTAAAAGGTGGTAACTATGAGTACTTTTGCAGAGCGTCTGTATAAACTTAGAAAAGAAAAAAGGCTGGCTAGAGATGCACTTGGTGCTAAAATTGGCGTATCCAAAACCGCCATTAAAAATTGGGAAGATGGCGAAAATATGCCAAAGGTTGAACATGTGCAAGCATTGGCAAAGTATTTTGGCGTGTCATTTGATTGGCTGGCAACTGGTGGGCAAACCACCAAGCTCGTTGAGCCTATCCGCCAAAAGCTTGACATTGATATTATCAAAGAGCTAAAAGATAAAATTGCAGCGATCGAAAACCGAAAAGTTGCACACTCCGAAGAGCTTGAACCTAGCAATGCACTGTCTATCAATAATCCTGTACCTGTGATTGAATGGGTGGCAGCGGGGTCGTGGTCTGAGGCGAATGCGGTGATGGCGTATGATGCGTTTGATTATCTGCCACGCCCATTTAATTTTCCTGAAAATGGCTTTGCCCTTAAAGTGCGTGGGGTGTCGATGATGCCTAAGTTTGAGCCGGGGGATTTTATTTATGTGGATCCTAATTGTACCTTTTGGGAGTTAAAGAATGGGGATTTAGTTGTGGTGCGTGAGGGTGAAAATAGCGAGGCGACATTTAAGCAGCTTGTCTTGGGTGAGACTTCATCTGATATGTACTTAAAACCACTCAATCCAGATTGGCACGAACAAAAAATGACACCAAAAAGCGAATGGGAGCTGGTTGGCAAGGTTGTTGGGAAATGGGTGGTGTTTTGATGATGACGGACGAACAAGCACAAGCATTTATTGATGTATTAAAGACTATTGTGGGCAAACCTATCAATTTTGATTTTACAAAAAAGGTTATTGAGTTAAGGGATGGTGGCGGTAGAGAGGAATACCTGTTAGATATCATCCCTAATCGCATTATGCCAAACAAAATCAGCACTACCTTACGAGTACGCAAGAATGTGCTGTTGGTACGACTGGATGTGAATGGTCCTCCGCACAGAAACCCTGACGACACCGAAGTGCCATGTCCGCATTTACATGTTTACAAACAGGGCTATGGCTTAAAATGGGCTTATCCTGTACCACCCATCTTTGGCGACTGCATTAATCTTGCCAATTATTTAGATAGTTTTTGTGAATATTGCAATATTCATGGTAGAATATTTACCCAGATCCCTATTGAGTTTTGTCCATGTTCATAAATGACATTCAGCGGTACCATGACAGCTACCTTGCGTGGCTTAAGGACAAGACTTGTCTAAAAAACATGGGTAATGATGTCGTAGAGATCACCACGCCACATTTAGACCGTCATAATGATTATTTGCAATTTTATGTGAAAAAGACCGAAGATGGCTTATTATTTACTGATGGCGGTTATGTTTTAGATGATTTGGAGGTTTCCGGTGTTGTCTTTAACACGCCTAAACGCACTGCTTTATTGCAGCAAACTCTAAATGGCTTTGGTGTGCAAGTTTGTGATGGCTGCCTAACAACAAAAGCTGACGCCAATAACTTTCCCGTACGCAAGAATAATTTTATACAAGCTATGCTGGCGGTGGGCGATATGTTTAGCCTGTCTAGCAGTAACATTGCCAACTTTTTCTTTGAGGATGTGGAGTATTGGCTGGATGAAATCGGTGTGCGGTATTCTCAAAACATCAACTTGATTGGCAAGTCTGGTTTTGGTTTTAATTTTGATTTTGTCATTCCGCATTCAAAAAGCCAGCCAGAGCGGTTATTGCATACATTAAACAATCCCACTAAGAGCAATGTTGAACATATCTTGTTTGGCTGGTCGGATACCAAAGAGACACGGCGAACAGATACTGCCTTATATGTCATGCTTAATGATGTAGATAATCATATCAGCGACAGCTCGGTGCAGTCCCTAATTAACTACAATATCAATCCTATCCGATGGACGGATAGGAATCAAGTGATATCAGAGTTAATACATTAATCTCTTGTAGCTGTCCAATTGGCTATTTAGACAAAAACCACCCATAAAGGGTGGTTTTTTATAGAGTGATTTCGATAGCTCTTAGTGTGCTTAAAATATCATCTTGATGTGTGAATTCTTGTCCGTTATGCGATAGATGGGATATTCTATCCACCCTAAAACTTTTGACCCTTGATGCGTCAATATCCACAGCAGAGATTACCCAGTCGCCATTTTTATTTATTTTTAGCTCTCTTGGAATGATGGGGCGGGAGCTGGTCTTGCCGTCTGAACCGGTGTATACCATGATGCAAACACTGTCATCGCCAAGCACCAAATCATGATTGGGGGCGGGCTTTTGTATTTTTTTGGGTTCTGGTTTTGTTGACTGTTGTTCGTGCTGCTGGCTTTCTAGTAGCTCTTTGGTACTTTGTAGCACTTCTTCAAGTGCTGAATTCTTTTCGGTCAGTTTATCTTGGGTTTGACTTAATTCTGTTTTGGTAGCCCTAAGCTCTTCTTGTAAGCTGGCCAGAGCTTGCTTTAACTCTTCTTGCTGGGCTTGAAATTGTGCATCTTGAGTTGCTCTAATCTTGGCTTCTTCTTCAATTCTGGCTTGGTAGTCTTTGGCTTCATTTGGCTGACTTTTTTCTGCTTCTTTCTGTAACTCTCTTGGATCTTGAATGATGACTGGTTTGGTTTCTGCTTGTACTGAGATTCTTGATTTTTTGGTTTTAATACTTTTGGTAATTAGTGTAGCAAGAGCAACCATCGCCAGTAGTAAGCCTATGATATCAGATGCTTCAGGTGTTGATTGGTCTGCTGGTGGTGCGGTTATTGCCAGTATTATCAGTAGAACAAGAAGAGCCAAGATGCCATGTAAGATGATTTTTGGTCTACTGAGATTTTGGGTGAAAGGATAATGTATTGGGCTGATAAGCCACCATACCAATAAAATGGGCAATAATAGAATTACAGTGGCGAAAAAAGTAGCCATAAATGTTTCCTTGACGATTACAAATAGCCATATATTGACACACAAGCGAGAAGTTATCAAGATGACAAGGGTAAAGTTAAATATAATAAACTTGATTTTTATATTTTACCAACATAAAAACCACCTTTCATGTTGGCGGTTTTTTTGGCAAAAGGTAGTTTTTTTAATAAAAAAAGAAATTTTATTTACTTTTTTCTTGACAAAAAAGGAAAGTAAAGTTACTATTACACCATCAACCAACGATGGAGTAACCAATCATGCCAACCATTAAACAAACCTGCCTATCTACATTCATCATCGCTTTGGCGTTCATCTCTTTAAAAGGCTGTGTCTCAATGTCGCTTGCCGCATGGGATAGAGCCTATGAAGGAGAGCGAGCCAAAATCGCTGAATATCGTGCGTTGGCGGATAATAAAGAGGAGAACTACTAATGACTAGAATCACCAAATACACCAGAGAGCTAATGCTCGACGAACTTATCAAAAACGGTAAATTTGCCGAAAATATCCAAGCCAAAGAACAAGCACTAAAGCAGGCTGGGCATGAAATTTATCTTAAGATATTTGGCAAATACCTTGACGATATTAAAAAATTGCCCGAGCTGCTTTTTAATCGTACAAGAGAGATTAGGCTGGACGGTATCGAATCGCCTAATAGTAGTTTTATGCTGCGTGTCGAATTGCCTGATTATCATGTGTGTCTGGCGTTCGGGACAGTCATCGGAAAGAATTTTCACGGATTGACCAAAGATGATGAGATTATCAAGAAATATCTGGCAGCCGAACAAGCTTATGATGACGAATTTAGCAAAATGAAACAAGCTAGAAGAGATGCGGAGGTGATGCTGTCTGGTATCAATACATTCAAACAGCTGTGGAAACTGTGGCCAGAATCCCAATCATTACTGGGCAAATTTGAAAACCAAGATAAGCCAAATTATCCGCTAGTGCCACAAAATATCGTGAATATTAATGCAGCGTTTGGACTGCCTGTGGAGAATAATTTATGAGTAACAGATCTGCCTCACATGAGCAGTTAGAATTAGCAGTTTAACAGGAGAGAATTATGAAACTATTGACAGCAGCCGAAGCATTACAAGCCATCGCTGATGGCAAGAAGTTGGAGTACAAATTCAAAGCGGAGAAAGATTGGCGTATTTTCAGCCCACCAGATAACGGAGTAACTATTGGAAATGTACTTAATAGAATCTTTCTTTTTCGCCTAGCTCAAGAAATGATTACCATCGGTGATGTGAGCTTTCCTAAGCCAGAGAGTGAACCGCTAGAAGTAGGTACTGTATACTGGGTAACTGCACCAACTCACCAATATTATTCATCAATAACCACATTCATCTGGGGAAATGGCAGAGATGATAAACGGTACCTGCAAAGAGGGTTTGTGCATTTGACGCGAGATGCTGCGATTCAGCATGCCAAGGCACTAGTTAAGTTAAGCGGAGGAAGTATTGATGCAGAATAAAACCATCCAAGCTGCCATTACAGAATTTGGAAAGATATTTACTGCTGTTGAATACTTATCAGATGACGAGATAACAGAACGCAGTCTTGAATATAAAACAGACAGCGGTCTGCTGATTACTGTAAGCATTGAGAGAAGGAGTGGTGAATGAAAAAGCCACATTTTGCAATAACACACATTAGTTTTATCATCTGCTTTACTTGCGGCATATATGGCTGGCAAGCAACAAATGGGTGGATTAGTTATTTCTTGATGGGCAACGCCATAGCTCTGTTTGCGATTCATTTAATCATGGCGATTTATTATATTGGAGGGAGGTCATGAGCGAAGTTAAATATTTTTGTAAGGCTGAGTATGGATTGTTAGTGGAGAATGAGTGATGAATATGACCACCATGCAGATGCTTGCCATGCAATACGGCTTTAAATCTCTGATACCGCTAGAGACGGTTGCCAAGGACTATCTTAGCAATATCAGCACCACCGAGCTGCACCGCAAAGCCAAAAATCAACAGTTGGGCTTTGCTTGTGTTAATACAGGCTCGGACAAACGCCCCAAATACCTAGTCCCAGTCGAAAATCTTGCCAGCTGGATTGATAGCATCAAAACAGAAGCGGTGCTTGACCATCAAGCCATGCACGCTTAATACCATGCAATCAGAACGAACCACGACCACGCTCGTGGTTTTGTTTTGCCTGCTCGATGGCGTCTTTAAAATCAAGCACGGCAGGGCGACGCTTGAGATTGGTGTAGCGTTGCAAACTGCCCCAGCTACGGTGTCCTGTTACTTGCTGAATTTGGGGAATGGTCAGTCCTTGCTCGGCAAGACGAGTGGCGGCTTCGTGGCGCAAATCGTGGAATTTTAAGTCATCAATACCAAGTATTCTGCAAGCATCGGTAAAAGATTTTGAGATGGTCTTGCCGTCTAACGGGATAAGTTTTTCGTCGTCGTAGTAGGGTGATTTTTGCATACGCTGTCTGATAGCTGTATCTTTAAAGGCGTTGATAACAGGGATGGTTTTTTCGGGTATCTTGACTTCGACGTGATTGCCTTTTGAGCCTTTGGGGTTCTTCATGTCGCGTACGAGCCACCAGTGGCCGTCTTCGGTCTCGGTCAGGTCATCTTGCAATAGATTGACAATTTCCCCTTCACGCCGTGAGGTGTATATCGCAAACCACATAATGAGGTGCATGGGGTAAACCTGAATACCTCGCTGCCACACCTCATAAAAATGGTTCGTCAAGAGTTGTAACTCATCATTGCTGGGCAATCTTGAGCGTTTGTCCGACCCTTTGACTTTTCTGGCATAACGCAGCCCAAGCATCACTTCCTCAAAGCCTGATAGATTGACATTCATGCCCCAGACCATCTTGGCGTATCTTAGTACGGCACGAATGGCAATCATGTCGCCCGTGAGCGTTTGCGGCTTGACCGTCTGCAAGCGAAACTCAGCAAAATTAGCAAAGTCTGCATTGGTCAGCTTGGTGATGTACTTGGCACCAATGGCAAGTTTGGCGATAAATAGCAGTCCCATCTTGTGTGAACGCCCAAAGTCCGCCCCTGCCTGCTCCAAGTAGAGACTGATGGCATCTGAAAAACGCATGTCGTCTTTTTGGTCGCTCTGGTGGATAACATTGGGATTGAGTTCGATCTGGGCTTCTCGCTTTTTTAGCCAGCTTTCCGCCAAATTTCGCTTGCTAAATGTGCGACTTTCGCTATACTTAATGCCACCCTTGTTGATGCGTATTACCGCACGATAGCGAGTTGTGCCTGATGTTGTTTGGCGTTCTGATATTGTACCCATATTTTTCCCACTTGATAAAATTACACCATTTTAAGTACATAAAAAATGGTGCAAATATGGTACAATACAATCACAAATAAACGCAAGTATGAACAAGTAACAACAAGTAACAACAAGTTAAAACAAGTCAAATTTTTAATACAAATATCTGAAATTAAAGAGATTTTGCATAAATGATTGATTTTAAAGAGAATAAAAGAATTAGCTTGGCTCCGATGATTGACTGGACGACGTCGGATTTTAGATTTTTTGCGCGTCTGTTTAATCGCCACATACATCTGTACACCGAGATGATCAGCACGAGTGCCATTTTAAAGGGCAATACGGATTATATTTTGCGTTATGATGACAGCGAGCATCCTGTGGTGTTACAGCTTGGCGGCTCTAGCCCTAGCGAGATGGCACACTGTGTACAGATTGCCGATAAGATGGGCTATGATGAGTTTAACATCAATGTTGGCTGTCCGTCCGACCGTGTTCAGCACAACAAAATCGGGGCGTGCCTTATGGCAGAACCTGCTCTTGTGGCGGACATGGTGCGTGCGATGAAAGGCAGTACCGATAAGTCCGTTACCGTCAAGCACCGTATTGGCATTGATACGTTTGACAGTTATGAGTTCATGCGTGATTTTGTGGGGACTGTGGCGGACGCTGGCTGTACGCACTTTATCACTCATGCTAGGATAGCGTGGCTAAACGGCTTATCCCCCAAAGAAAACCGAGAGATTCCGCCCCTGCGCTACGATGATATTTATCGTCTAAAAAGAGAATTCCCCCATCTTTTTATAGAAATCAATGGCAGTGTGGACAATTTTGATGACATCAAAACCCACCTAACCCATGTGGACGGCGTGATGATAGGACGGGCGTTTTATCACAATCCCATGCTCATGGGGGCATGCAATGAGCTGTGGGGCGAGCCTATCCCAACGCACCGTGAAATCCTAGAAAATCTCTACCCTTATCTTGAAAAACGAGCCGAGCAAGGGGCGAATTTGGCAACCTTGACTCGGCATTATTTGGGGTTATTTCAAGGCTTGGCAGGGGCAAGAAAATGGCGACAAGATTTGAGCGGTAAGCGAAATCTAACCGTGGATGACATCAGAAACAGTGCGGAAACGGTACTGGCATTAAATGGTCAGTAGGTTTCTTAATAAGAAACATTGCATCAACAAAATGGCGTTTGTCTTCGTTAATTTATCGTGTTAAGATACTGCCATATTGAAAATGTTTCTTATTCACTGCTTGCTTTCAATAGGAGAAAGTCATGAAATTATCACATGTATTCGGCGCAGCACTACTTGGTCTGACGGCCACAGCTCACGCAGCAACTTATGAGATTGACGCAGCTCACACCAACGCACGATTTGCCATTGATCACTTTAACACCAGTACGAACGTTGGCGGTTTCTTTGGTCTGACAGGCTCGATGGAATTTGACAAAGAAGCTCGCAAAGGCAAAATCGACATCACCATCCCGATTGACAGCCTGCAAACTGGCTCTGAAGCGTTCACAGGCCACCTAAAATCTGCTGATCTGTTCAATGCTGAAGCACATCCGAACATGCGTTTTGAATCGACCAAATTCAACTATGTGGGTAAAGGCAAGGCGCGTAAATTACCATCTGTTGATGGCAATCTGACGCTACTTGGTCAGACTCATCCTGTGCGTCTAAAAGCCAATAAATTCAAATGCTATGACAGCCCAATGGCAAAAGCAGAGGTGTGCGGTGGCGACTTTAGCACGACCATTGACCGCACTAAATGGGGCATGGATTATCTGGTGGCGATGGGCATGGCAAAAAAAGTTCGCATCGACATTCAAGTAGAAGCGGTAAAACAATAATCTGATGTCAGTTCAATAAAAACGGAGCGAAAGTTTCGTTTTTTGTTTTGTGTATTTTTAAATATTACACATAAAATAAATATACCGCCATTGCCAAGCCGTTATTTAGAATATGTGGGAGTATCGGTGCAATCAGCGAATCGCAGCGTATCCGCGCATAACAAAAAATCATTGCCAGCCCAAAAATCACACCCATCTCAAACGCACCATACTGCACATGAACTAATGAAAATAGGGCGCTCGTGATCACGCTGGCTATGAGCGATGCGTGGTGATTGTTAGGATGAATTGCATCTTTGATTAGCCCGAACATTACCCCTCGGAAAATCAACTCCTCATAGATGGGTGCGATCACAACTGTCGCGAAAACAAGTAACGGTAGATTCGCTGTACTTATCATACCATCCATGAATGTCATCGGCGCACGACCTAGTGTATGCGTGATGAATTCACTAATCACCAAAAATAGCGCAAGCCACCAAGCGCATACTGCCAAAAGTCGCCAATAAAAAGGGCGAATACCCAGCCATTTTGCCAGTCTGTCACGAGCATGATACGTTGCCATGATGAGACCAACCACACTTAAAGTCAAAGCGCTTGCTATGATGCTAAGACTAACTACCACGCCGTGACGACTGCCAGCTATAAGACTAAGATCTAACATCCGTCCAAATACCCAGACATAAGCTGTCTGACTTATAAACATGAGTAGAACAAGCAGTAAGCATAACCACGTTGCGCGTATTTTTAGTTTGGTGGGGGAATGTGAGGGCATGATTAATGGCTAATTATTAAGGCTTAAAAATCAAAGAGTACCACATTGCTAAGGATTTTGCTTGATTGATGAATGGCTAAGATTGGGTGTGTACTATTTTTGACCAATCATTCACGAATGGTTAGCAAATACTTACATTTTTAAAGGAATTGCTGTGATATAATTCGCTGATATATTTATTGGTATGATTGAATATTTTGGAGGATAATATGAGTTATTTTGGTACAGATGGCATTCGTGGGGAATTTGGTGTATTTCCGATCACGCCTGATTTTTTGTTGCTCTTAGGGTTTGGTGCGGGACGAGTGCTGATGGAACGCGCCGGCAATTCAAAAAAACGCCCAAGCGTACTGATTGGTAAAGACACGCGCCTATCGGGCTATGTTATTGAGGCGGCGCTGCAGGCGGGATTTAACGCGGCAGGCGTGGATGTGTATATGCTGGGTCCATTACCGACACCTGCGATTGCGCATTTGGTGAAGAGCTTCCACGCAGACATGGGTGCGGTCATCTCGGCATCGCATAATCCATACCAAGATAATGGCGTGAAATTCTTCTCTCGTGAAGGTAAAAAAATCTCTGATGAAATTCAAAACGCCATTAACCTAGAGTTGGATGCGTTAGTGGGCGATACTGATGCGCGCCTGTCTAGACTTGCAGGTATTAAGGCGGATGGCATCGGTAAGAGCTTTCGAGTTGAGGATGCTAAGGGGCGTTATATCGAGTACTGCAAAGGCAGCTTTCCGTATCATTTGAGCCTAAATTCACTAAAAATTGTGGTGGACTGTGCCAATGGCGCAGGCTATAGCGTAGCGCCTCGCGTGCTTCGTGAGCTTGGTGCAGATGTCATCGCGATTCATAATGCGCCTGATGGAGTGAATATCAATGACAACTGTGGATCGACTCACCCAAAGACTCTACAAAAGGCTGTACTAGAACATGGCGCTGATGTTGGCATCGCACTAGATGGTGATGGCGATCGCATCATCATGGTAGATGAGGGGGGCTCGATTGTTGATGGTGATGCTGTGCTATATATTCTAGCAAATCATCTACAACCTGCCGGTGTGGTTGGTACGCTCATGAGTAACGTGGCGTTGGAGCTGAGTTTGGCGAAGCGCGGCATTGGGTTCCACCGTGCCAAGGTTGGGGATCGTTATGTAATGCAAGACCTTGAGACCAAAGGCTGGAGTATCGGCGGTGAGCCGTCAGGTCACATCCTATGCCTAGATAAGAGCCGTACAGGCGATGCCATCGTGGCAGGATTGCAGGTGCTCATGTGCATGGTTGAGCGCGATGTGAAATTAAGTACGTTGACTGACGGTTATACGCCATTCCCGCAGACGCTCATTAATGTGCGACTGTCGCAGATGTCAGACCCTCATGATCATCCTGATCTTGTTGCGGTATTTGATGACGCTGAGCAAAAGCTATCTGGCAAAGGACGCCTACTGATCCGTAAATCAGGCACAGAGCCTGTCATCCGTGTCATGGTGGAATGTCAAGATGAGGCATTGTGTCAGTCATTGGCGCAGGATATTGCGAATAGAGTGCAGCAGGTTTTGAACTAAACTTGTTGGAGCAACTTCAAAAACCGCCTTGTCAGTAATCCCCACCACAATAAACCAACCACACACTCTGCAATAAATGGGATAATTCAAAACAATGTGGGATAAGTTAAGACAGACCATTTTGCAAGGGCGTTACACTGGGTGCAACAAGTTGGGTGGGGTATAATTTTGAGTTTTGGGAAAAGACAGGTAAAAATGCCTGTCTTTTTTTATTGTCCTATTTTAGCACATAAGCTCACAATGGTGGATTGATTTTTTAGGTGGATGGCTTTGGGTTATGTGCCAGTAGTCAAGGCGGACAAAGCGACTTCCATTAACCGTCTATCGCCATCGCTTTGTAATTGCCCGTCAGGGGAAATGGGTAAAAATGGGCGGGCTGGTAGTGTAACCGATTTGACCCTTGCAAAGCCGTTTGGGGTAGAAAACATCAAAAATGGTTTGGTTTTTGGACGAATTGTACCACCAAAATGATGAATGCGAGCATAAATCATATTGGTGCCAACACTGGCGGTGTGGCTGGTAGCCGAGCTTGTAATGCTGTCTCTTAGCTCGCCTGTATTGGTGAGCGTCTTACTACCACCAAAAGCCTTACGCACCCACGCCTGCCCACCAAAGCTCTCACTATCAAAGTTATCTTGGGTCATCGTTTCTAACTCTGTCGCAAGCCCACGCATGATTGTGCGTGAATTTTGAGCGTTTTGCAGTAGCCTTGATAGGCTTTGGCTGGCTTGTCTGTCGTCTAGGTTGATAATGAGCATTGGCAAAGTGTCCTAAATTTGGTATAATGAAGTTATTCCGCTACGGGGTCAGGCACGGGGTCTGGACACAAGCAATTGTGTTTTTAATCTGTTCGATTCAGACGAAGTAGCGGATTTTTATTTTCTAATCTTAACATACTCATCACCTGCAATCCCCGCCATGATTGCCTGCATATCCACATAAAAGCCAGAAATCACTTCGATATTGCCCTTATTTGTTTTTAAGGTCAGCTTGGCGACTTTGTTATCCGCCACTTGATACGCCAACAATACCGTTTTATTTTGAGTATCCCGCAGCTCAAAGTCAGGCTTGCCAAAGTCTTTGATGATTTTTTCTAAGGTTTGAAGGTCTAGCACATCGTTATTGGCGGTATGGCGAGTGGCTTTGTGCCCCACAATAATCGTATCACGAAAACCAACCACAGGGCTTAATTCATCCGCTCCTTGCTCGGTAATCTTGGCAAGCACAGGTTCAGACACCACACCAATCCCATAGGTTCGTCTTTGAGAATTGCCATTGATTTGACTTTGTCTCACCCACGCCAAAAACCCCGCCACTCGCACATCAGATGCCATATCTTTGGCAATCTCTTGCAGAGCGTGTTGTTGTCCTAGGGCTTGTTTGGCTTTGTCATACCAAAGTTTATCAAACAAATGACTGGCAACAGGACTACCACCAAAACCATTTTCGCCCAAGACAGTTGTCTCATCATTGCTTTTGCCGCTACCAACCCTTTCAGCTTGTTTTGCGGTGATTGCTTTGACCGTACATCGGCAACCAAAGCCGTTTGGCGGATAAGAATGCGACCAAAATGGGTCATCGTGGGCATAGACCGCTCCGTGCCTTGCTGAATGACTGGGGCGAGTGCGTCTGTCTAGCACGGCGGAGTATTGCCAATAGGGGTGAGTATCACTTGCCTGTTTCATTCGCTCGTATTTAGCACTCATCACAGCGGTACGGCGGTTGGTGTGATAAATGGTTCTAAGGCGACGATTTGACCCTAATTTGACTTGTTCAAGCTGACCTGTTTTGGGATTTCTTACCACCGTTTCACCCCACCAGCCCTGACTGATGAGATATGGCTTGATGGTATTTTCAAAGCCCTTGTAGCCTGTGCCGTCCATCATTGCTTGCTCAATGGCTTTTTTGGTGGTGGACAGCATATCAAGGGCGGTCATTTTGGCAATCGTAAAGCTCCTTGCGTGGGCAAGGGCGTGCGTGTCCGTCCAATCCCAGCCGATGTGTAAGCCTTTGGATTTTAGGTGTTCTATGGCTCGCTCGGGCGGCATATCAAATAAGGCTTTGATTTCACGGTCGGTTAATTTATCCACTTTGCTCATCTGTCCACACCTTGATTTAACCCCATTTCTTCTTGGGTTTGTAGCCGTGATAGTGTATCAGCGATAAACAGCATTTGGGTCAGCTTGTCTTGGAGTTCGTCAATGTTCATTTTGGGGTAGAGACTGGCTAACTTTTCCAAAAGAGCTGTTTCACTGTCCAAATTGACATTGTCCAAACTGGTAAAATCGCCCAGCATTTGTCCCACTTGGGCGGTCAGTTCATCATCGCTTGGCATACCGATTGCCAATTTGTCAGACAAATCGCCCTGTGGTACGAAAGATTTTTCACTAAAATTGGGGGTGCGATTGGTGGGGGTTTGGCTGGGTTCTGCCCGCTCGCTCATTTGCCCCAATTCAAACTCATCATCTGCCAGATTATACGCCCGTGCATAATAGGCTTTGGTAAAGACCACGCCCATACTGTTTAACTTTTGGTCTCGTGTGGCAAGCGTGTCATCGCCCACCTCTTCTTCATACAGCACAAATTTGGGCGGTGTGGTGTTATGAAAATTCAGCTCACAAATCCAAGCCAGCAAGGTGTTGATGCACTTTTCCACGATACGACAATCGTTATCACGAATGTCTTTGGTAACAGAAAGACCTGATTGGGCAGATGCGTGATTGGTGTCTTTATCAGTGGTTTGGTCTTGCCCCAGTAAGGAGATGTTAATCTCGCTTTTACAATAGCGGATAAAGTCATCAAAGACCTGTGATGAGCCTGTTTTGCCTGTCGCCTCTTTGATTTCCACGCTGCTGTCATTGGGGATTGTCGCCACCGCATTGCCCATCAGCTGTTCTAAGGCATCAAGGAGCTTTTCGGTGTCGCTGTCGGTATTGCTTCTTGGCTCGTGTCCAATAATCCAAGGACTACCAAATTTCTCGGCAAACTCTGCCCAGAACTTTAAACCGCCACGCTTAAAGACGGTCGCCCAATACACACAAGACAGCTCGGCTGTGCCGTAGGGATTGATAAAGGTGGCGTTATTGGTGGAGCAAAGGATTTTAAAGGGTGGTGGTGTGGTCTTGGTAATACCATCAATCAGCAAAAGCTCGCCATTAGCATCAAAGCCTACCCATTCTTGGGGGATTGCGATGAGTTTGGTGGGTATCCAAACGCCATTTTTAAACTGCCAAATCACTTCAATGGGCTGATAGCCATACAACACCGCCTCTAAAATCTGCCCAATCAGCCCATAAATGTCTAGGCTGTCAAAAATCTGGTCTATGATGACTTGTTGTTTGTCAGACAATGAGCTTATCATCGCTCCGCCAGCCGAGTATTGCAAATCGCTTGCTTTGTCTGTGCCAAAAGAAGCCAAAGTCACCCCAGAGCTTGAAATTCGCTACAAGGGCAAGGTGTACGATGTCTCCGCATTGCCTGTACTTGTCGGGCAAAAGGTGCTGGTTGCCCAAAATCCGTGGGAAGTGGACGGTGCTAGGGTCTGTGTACCGACAGCAGATGGTGTTGGCGAGAATTGGGTGGCTGTGCCAGAGGTGCTATTTGATGAGATGGGCTTTCGTGAAAATGCCATCGTTATCGGTCAAGGCTATAAGGCTCACAATGACACCAAAGCCCAAACACACGCCAAAGAATTGCAAAAAATCGCCATGGGAGCGGATACGCTTGAACAAGCCGAAGCCAAACGCAAAGCCAAGGCTTTACCGTTTGATGGCAAACTTGACCTCTATAAGCACAATGACACTGTGCTGGATAATGACATTACTCTATATATGCCAAAAAAAGGCGTACAAAGTGTGGAATATGGTCGCTATGAAAAAACTATTACTGAGCCTGTCCTATCCAAAGTGGACATCGCCAAACAACTAAAACCACGCTTAGAGGCACTGGGGGCAGATTGGAGCTTGGCGGTCAAAGTACTGCAAGAACGCTATCCTAACGGCATTCACGCCAGTGGTCTTGATGAGGTGTTTGAAGTATTGAGCGAAAGTAGCGTGCTAAAAACGATTTTAAAAATTGCATAAGGATTAGGAATGAAAACAGCCTTTAACGAGCTTGGAAAATCTTATCAGACCGTGGCAAATGAGCTGGGTATCAGCAAAACCGCTCTTGTTAATGCTGTGGTTCACGGTGTGTTTCCAGGCAAAAATACCAAAGTATTTAAGGCAAATCTTGCCAACTATTTTATAAAAAATAAGGTCAGCGTGCCAAGCATTTTGACCCAAAGCCAAAACCTAGAAACTTCCATAAGTCAAGATAAGGATGAACTTATGCTACTTAGAAAATCCACCCTAAACCCCCAAATTCGCCGTCATTTTGGGCTTGCCAAAGACCCATTTGATGACGAAATCCGTTCATCGGACGATATTTTTAAATCCGATGATGTCCGCTATATCCGTGAACGCCTGTATGATGTGGCAAGTAATGGTGGGTTTCTTGCGGTCATTGGCGAGAGCGGTGCAGGCAAATCCACCTTGCGTGAAGACTTGCACGACCGACTTTTTAAGGATAGCAAAGCTACCATCATCATTGAACCGTATGTGCTGGCGATGGAGGATAATGACATCAAGGGCAAAACCTTAAAATCGGTACATATTGCAGAAAGTATCTTGGAGGCGGTCGCCCCAAGTGAAAAACCCAAAAGAAGCCCAGAAGTAAGATTTCGTCAAATCCACAAGGCTCTGACCGAAAGCCACAAGACGGGTAATCGCCACTTGATTATCATTGAGGAGGCTCACGGCTTACCAATTCCCACCTTAAAGCATTTAAAACGCTTTTATGAATTAAAGGCGGGTTTTGATAGATTGCTTGGCATTGTACTGATTGGACAGACCGAGCTTGCCACCAAACTGGCTGAAAATAACCCTACCGTGCGTGAAGTTGTGCAACGCTGTGAGATTGCCACCTTAGAGCCTTTGACCGATGGCAAATTAGCGGGTTATTTAAAGCATAAATTTGAGAGAGCAGGAGGCGACATCAAACGCATACTAGATGAGTCCGCTCTTGATGCCATCAGTCAGCGTCTAACCGTTAAATCTCGCACCAAAGCTGGCACGCACGAACACAGTCTGCTTTATCCTTTGGCGGTCAATAACCTAGTCGCCCACGCTATGAACGAAACCGTTTATTTGGGTTTTGACAAGGTAGATGGCGACATCATCAAAAGTATCTAAACTTGGGTTTAATATAAGGAAAAACCATGAATCAGCAATCCAAAAACACACACATCACCCCAGAAAAACTTGCCAACCCCTTAACGGTTGGTCAGTATCTTATCTTACAAGGCAAACGCCAAGAGCTAGATGGTATGAGCTTTGATATTTCAAACATTAAACGCCGTCAAGACCGTCAAGCAGGTTGGATTATCCTACTGCTTATCTGCGTGATGGTGCTGATGGTTGCCATGTTGTTTGTGCTGACCTTGTAGGAGTGTGTTATGCCAATGACGTTACACATTGATGATAATACCGATGCCAAAAACTCGCTAGGCTTGCTCATGCTAGATGAGGCTTTGCAAATCTTAATCAAAAATGGCGAGCTTGGCAAAGACAAACTCATCAATGCCATTGCTCAAGCCAAAGATGGGTTATTTAAACTCAACCAAGACAATGACGACAACCTGCTAAAAATGCGACTGTTTATGACCGCTCACACCTTGCAATGTCGTTATGTTGAACTTTAATCCACAACAAACGGAGTAATTTATGAAAAAACCCAACAAAACCAAAGCGGTCGCCCTACAAGCGTGCCAAAGTCTTGATGAAGCCCAAGCCATCATCAAAACCATTGGCGAGCATAACCGTGAAATTGCACGACTGACAGGACAAATGAACGATGAAGTGGCGGACATTACCCAAAGTTATGCCGAAAAAATCAATCCTTTAAAACTTGCCATTGATACGCTGACCCCCCAAACTGCAAATTTGGTGCGAGGCGAACCGTACCACGCTGTTAAAAGACGGTGGCAAAACCGCCAATCTTATCACAGGCGAGGTGTCATGGCGTATCCGTCCGCCATCTGTGAGCTTGCGTAAGATTGATGAAGTGATTGAGCGACTAGAGCGTTTTGGACTGCACCGCTTTATCCGCACCAAAAAGGAGGTAAACAAAGACGCTATTTTAAATGAACCCAATGCCGTAACCGACATCAGCGGTATTACCATCAGCACAGGTGTGGAGGATTTTATCGTCTCGCCCTTTGAAATTGATGTCAAACCTTAATTTTAACCTTAAAAGGAAAATCCTTATGAACAAGCAAGAACTTATCAAATCTGTCTATGACAAACTAGACGGCTTGCCCTTAAAACAATGCGAGAATGCCGTTAATGCGGTGCTGGGTAGCGTCAAAGACGAACTGGCACAGGGTGACGAAGTCAATCTGGTGGGCTTTGGCTTGTTTGCTGTCAAAACCCAAAAAGCCCGTACAGGGCGTAACCCCCAAACAGGCGAAAAACTGACAATTCCAGCCAAAAAAGTCCCATTGTTTAAAGCGGGTAAAGGACTAAAAGAAGCCGTCAATTAAACACACCAAATCCAAATGATAAGCAGGGGTAAGCTTTGCTTATCATTACCCATTAAGGAAAATTAAATGAGCCAATATAAAACCAAACGAGGTGCGTTAAATAAGCCCAAACTCATTCAACTTATCCATATCGGTAAATCTAAACTGTGCCTTGATGACGACACTTACCGCTCGCTCCTTGTGGGTATGACTGGCAAAGACAGCACCAAAGCGATGAATGTTAATGAATTAAACAAGGTATTGACAAGGTTAAAACAGCTTGGGTTTGTGGTAATCGGCCAGAAAAAAGACCCAAAGCCCATAGACGATAAGGCAAGTCTTGACATAGAACAACAAATCAAACTTATACGTCATCTGTGGCTGGATTTACACACATTGGGAGCGGTTAGAAATGAGAGCAAGCAAGCATTAGCAACTTATATCAAAAATCAAACCCAAACCGCCATAGAAGCCCTAGATAGTGAACAAGCCAGCAACATCATAGAACGCCTAAAAAACTGGCGTAAACGACTAAAAAAGCAAAATCAATACCCTCATTAACAAGCCAAAAGGAAATCAAAATGAGCAAATCTCGCCAACACGAATTTAGTCAAGCCCTATACGACATCATTTATCACTCGCTTATCCGTCAAGGCATGGTAGGCAAGCAAGCACTCACGGTCGCTGAAGAAAGTACCGACACTGTGCTTGATGAGTTTGGCGGTGAGAATTTGTACATTCCAAAAAACATCTCAGGCAAAGCCGCTCGCCGTAACCGCCAAATCTATGATGAATTTACAGGCGACAATCACGATGAGCTTGCCAAAAAGTATGGCGTAACTTTGCAACGCATTTACGCCATCATTAAAGAACAACGCCAATTTGAGTTTAATACCCGCCAGTTTTGCTTGTGGGACGATTGATGTTATCCAAACGCCCCACACAAGGCGGTCAAAAACGGTCAAAACCGCTTTTAACGCTCTTATCCCACCAAATCCCCACATTACTCCAAATACGCCCTAAAAGCCCCAAAATAGCCCCTAAAATCGCCCATCTTCAAATCCTAGTAAAATCCTTAATCTCCCACCGAATTTCTTAAAACGCTTTAAAAGACCAATCCCTCAAATTCTTGCATAATAACCCAAAAATATGGGGTTAATGTTATGCAAACCATACAACACGAAATCTTTATCGCTGGCACACGAGCCGATAACTCAGGCAAAGAAGTCACCATCACACCTGACGACCTTAATGCCATTGCACAGGGCTACAATCCGAGCTTTCACGAAGCCCCCATTGTCATCGGACACCCCGATGACAACGCCCCTGCGTATGACTGGGTCAAATCCTTATCCGCCCAAGATGGCAAGCTATTTGCCGAGTTTGGCGAAATGGACGATGATTTTGTGGAGCTGGTCAAAGCGGGTCGCTATAAGAAAGTCTCGGCTTCTTTTTATCCGCCCAATCACCCAAGCAACCCCAAGCCTGATAACTGGTATTTACGCCACATCGGATTTTTTGGGGGCAACACCCCCGCGGTCAAAGGCTTATCCGCCATTAACTTTAATGACGATGAAGCAGGTGTGGTGTGCTTTGGCGAACTTAGCGAAACCCAGCAGTTTGTGGCGACAATGCAAAATGCCTTTGCCAATTTCAATGCGTGGCTCAAAGGGGCAAATTTTAATGAATCTGGCGACACAGATAACACCCAAAGCGATGCAGGGGCGAATGATTATTTGCCCAGTACTGACAATCCAAGTGACAAAGCCAATAAAAATTCAACCGACAATCCCTTAACTGACAATCCTCCAACCAACGGAGCAGACGATATGAAAGAGCTAAACGATGCCATCGCTCGTGCCGAAAAAGCCGAGCAAGAACTTGCCGAATTTAAGGCAAAACAGGCACGAGAGCAGCGAGACAATGCAGACAAAGCTAACAGTGATTTTGCCGAAAATCTGGTTAAAGCAGGACAGATTAAGCCCTGCGACAAAGATTTGCTCGTTCAAGTTTTAAACTTTGCTGAATTTCCAAACGACACCACTGCTGACTTTGGCGAAGGCGATGACAAAAAGCCATTGGCGGTCGCCTTTAAAGAATTTTTGGGCAACTTACCAAAACAGCATTCACATTTGACCGACAAAGTTACCAAAAGCACGGCAAGTTTTAGCGAAAGCCTAACCCACCACGAGCGAGCGATCGCTTTGATGAAATCTGAAAACATCAGCTACGAAGAAGCTGCCCGCCGTACGGCTTAATTTTAAAATAATTTAGGAGTATATGATGGGTGCAACACATTTACAGCATTTGCGTGGTAAAGATGAAGTTTTAACCAATCTTGCTTTGGGCTATATGCAGTCGGATTTTATTGGCGAGCGGATTATGCCTGTGGTTTATACTGACAAAGAAGGTATTAAAGTGCCGATTTTTGGCAAGGGTTCGCTGGTGGAATACGAAACCGAGCGAGCGGTTGGTGCAGCAAGTAACATCATCACGCTGGACAAGTCCACAACAATGCCTGTGGTGCTAGAAGAGCACGACTTAGCCGCAGGCGTAGACTACCGTGAACAGCACGAAAGTCAATTTGACGAGCACGCCAAAGCCACCCGCCGTGTGGTGCAAGGGGTGCAACTTCGCCAAGAAGCTGAAATCGCTCGCCTTATCCAAACAAAATCGGTCTATGCCAATGCTCACAGCAAAGACTTTGCGTCCGCGAAATGGACAAGCGATGACAGCGATTTGCAAACCATCATTGACGATGCCAAAGAGCGGGTACGAAGTGCAACAGGCGTGACGCCAAAAACACTCGTGCTAAGCGGTCAGGTCTACACCCAAATCCGCCGAAGTGCCAAACTTCGCTCGCTGATTAGCGACAGTGCCAATAAGCCATTACTCAATGTCGCCACGCTTAAAGAGCTGTTAGAGCTTGATGAAATTCTAATCGGTAATGCGGTGTCTATCCCTGTGGGCAATAAGCAAACCAAGCCAATCTGGGGTAATTTTGCCAGTCTGATTGTCCGTCCAGACCAATTGCCAAGTGGTAATGATGAGGGTGTACCTGCCTTTGGTTATACTTTCCGTCGTCGTGGATTGCCTGTCGTGGACAGATATGATGGCGAAGGCAGTAAGGTGCAATATGTGCGTTATACCGACATTCGTAAATCTGCGGTGGTCGGCGGTGCGTGTGGTTTCTTGTTTGAAAATGCTGGCGATGAGCGAACTTATCGGCAACCGTTTTGTATCCGCCAAAGGCAGACAAGCCACCGCTGACGACCCTATCTTTGGCATTGTCCCTGTGGACGCAAAACAAGGCGAATCGGTGGCGGTAGAAATTTTGGGTGTAGGCATTGTGGAGTCTGGCGGTGCGATTACCCAAGGCGACAAAGTCGGCTCAGACGCCCAAGGCTGTGCCATCAAGTCCGAAACAGGGCAATTTATCGCCTTGTCATCGGCAAGTGGTGCAAACGAACCTGTTAAAGTTCTATTAAGATAAGGAGCAAGCAATGAAAAAAGTGCAAGTAAATACACCGCTCATTCTTGAACAAAATGGCGAGCTGGTGCGTATTGAAACAGGTCAAGTGATTGATTTGGCTGATGATGTCTATGCCCAAGTATCCGCCCACACTACACTACTTGATAACGGCTCTGATACAGCATTTGAGCCACAGCCTGATGCGGACAATGAAGTGGTTGCCGAAGTACCAAACACAGACGAAGTGGCGATGGACGAACCTGCAACCGACAGCCAAACAACGGACGCAGAAGCTGGCGAACCCAAAAAATCCACACGCAAAAAGGCTTAACCAATGAACCACACCGCCCCTTATATCAGCCGTGAGGATATGATTGCCTTGTGTAGCAAGGTAGAGCTTATCCAGCTTAGCCGTGATGACCTAGAAAATCACTATGACTATCAAGATAGCGAGCCTGACTGGGCGGTGGTGGATAAAGCAATTAGCCATGCTTGCCAAGTGGCGGACGGCTATTTGGCGGGGCGTTATGCTCTGCCTTTGCAATCTGTGCCAACGCTACTGAATACTTGGTGTGGCGACATTGCCCGCTATTGGCTACACAAACGACGGATTAACGCCAGCGAAATGCCAAAAACCTTGCAAATGGCGTATGACGATGCCTTAAAAATGCTAGGACTTGTGCGAGATGGTAAGGTACATTTATTTGCCACCGACCTTACCAAAAACGAAAACGCCTTACACAAAGAGAAAGGGGCGTACCGAGTGCGTTCTCGTGGCAAGAGTGATTGGAGTGGTTACTGATGGCGGACAGCATGACTTTGGCGATTTTGGCAAGTGTGCGAGAAAAGCTTCGCCAAGACTTGCCCAGCATTGAGGTGGATTTGTTTCCTGACAATCCTGCCAGTTATCGCTTTATCCACCCTGTTGGGGCGGTTTTGATTGGCCATCAGGGGTCGGATTATGAGATGACGGACGACACACACGCCATTGTCCAAACTCGTAAATTAACCTTTTCACTGACCGTCTTTGGGCGTGGCGTACGCCACGACAAGGGAGCGATTGCCTTACTTGATAAGGTGCGAGCAGTCATCACAGGCTTTCGTCCTAAGCATTGCAACAAAATTCATCTGGTCAGTGAACGCTATCTGCACCAAGACGGTGGGGCGTGGCAATATGAGCTGAAAGTACGCACCGAGACCCAAAGTGTAGAAGTTTGTCAGCCCGACACTCGCCCAAAACTGGTAAAAATTCACACAAGGCAACCCTTTGATCCCCCAAACTCAACCCTAAAAAAGAAAAACCCTTAAAAGGAGTATTTTATGTCTTTTCATCACGGCACCGAAACCAAACGCATTGACGGTGGTTCTAGCCCTGTCTATACCGTTAATGGGGCGATTACTGCCATTGTCGGAACCGCCCCCATTGGCGATGTCAATGTTTTAACTCTTTGTCAGACCGCCAAAGATTTTGCCCAGTTTGGCGGTGATGAAGCCACCAAAGCAGGCTTTACCATTCCTGATGCTTCTCATATCTGGACACGCTACAAAGCAGGCATTGCTTATGTCGTCAATGTCTGCGACCCAAATCGCCACAAGACAGTGGTGGCGGACGAAGTCTTGACCGTGGATGTCAATACCTTAACCGCCAAAACAAAAAAGCCAGCTATTCAACGGGGTTATACCGTCAAAGACGGTCAAACGGTGCTATCTGCCGACCGTTATGAAATCAACACTTTAACAGGCGAGATTACTTTTAAAGCTCGTCCGACCTCCCCAACGATTAGCTACACCTACACCGACCCCACCAAAGTAACCGAAGCGGATATTCTAGGTGGATTTGTGGCAAGTACAGGCAAACGCACAGGGCTTGAACTTTTGACCGAAGGCTTTGGTAAGTTTGGGGCGGATGCCAAAATCATCATCGTGCCAGAGTATGACAAGACCGCCACGGCAAGCAGTGCGATGATTACTATGGCAAACAAGCTAAACGCCATCACCTACTATAATGCCCCCAAGGGTACAACCCTATCTGCTGTCTTGCAGGGGCGTGGTGCGACAGGTCGGATTAACTTTAACACAAGTTCCGACCGTGCCGAGCTGTGCTATCCTTATGTGGTGGGCATTCTTGGTACAGAGCACCTTGCCACGCATTTGGCGGGACTTCGTATGAAAGTGGATGTGGACAAAGGCTACTGGCACTCAAAGTCTAACCATGAGCTACTTGGCGTAACCGCCTTAGAAATTCCTTTGACTGCTCGCATTGACGACCCACAAAGCGAGACCAACCGCCTAAATGAAAAAGGCATTACCACCGTCTTTAACAGCTATGGTACAGGCTTTCGGGCGTGGGGTAACCGCTTGGCGTGCTTTCCATCGGTCAGTCATATCAAAAACTTTGAAGTGGCTCAAAGAACAGGTGACATCATTGATGAGTCTATCCGTCAGTTTGAACTGCAATATGTGGACAGACCGATTGATGATGCTCTGATTGATAGCCTTATCGAGGGCATTCGCACTTATTTGGGAACGCTTAAATCCATTGTTGGCTATTCGGTGGGGCTTGACCATGATTATGACCTTGTGGACGCATTTAGCAAGGGGCAAATTCCGCTCGTTTATGACTACACACCAAAACTGCCTGCCGAACGCATTAGTAACGCCAGTGTGATGACTCGTAAATATCTGGTTAATTTGACTGGTAAAAAATAAGGCGACTTTTTAGGAGATAACAATGCAAATTAACGCCATTTTTAACGCCAACATTTATGTAAACGGCAATAGCCTACTGGGTCAAGCCAGTGAGATTAAACTGCCAGAGGTGGAAGTCAGTCAAGATGAATACAAAGGGCTTGGGCTTGTCGGTACGATTAAACTGCCTTCAGGCGTAGAAGCACTGGAAGGCGAGATTACTTGGAACAGCTTTTATGAAAATGTCTTTGCCACTGTCTATCACCCATTTAAGGCGGTGCAGCTGATGGTGCGTGCCGACATTCAAAAGCACGACGCACAAGGCTTGGCAAGTGAAGTACCGCTGGTTACTATCCTGACAGGCACATTCTCCAAAAACCCCTTGGGAAGTTACAAACCCAAAGAAAAAGCAGAGTTTTCCAGCACTTTCCAAGCCCACGAAGTGCGTCAGCTCATAGACGGCAAAGAAGTATTTTATTTTAATGCCTTTAAAAATGAGTACCGTGTGGGTGGCACGGATGTGCTGGCGAACTTTCGCAGGGTGGTGGGGGCTTAGTTTTGAATGGGGATTTTTCTTAAAACCCTTTAAAAGACCCAAAACACAAACCCTTTTAAAATACGCTTATCGTTTGATGAGCGTATTTTTTAACCTTTCATTTACGGAGTTTGTTATGTCAAACCAAAATCAAAACACCGCCAATCCCACCCACCTTGTTGCCGAGCAACTAAACACTCATACCATGATTGTGCTTAAATTTCCCATTAAAAATGGACTGGGTGAAACGGTGAGCGAGCTTAAAATGCGTCGTGCCAAAGTGGGCGATTTGCGAACGGTAGGACAAATGAAAAATGAAATGGAACAAGAGCTGGCGTTATTTGCATGCTTAACAGGGCTTGTGCCAGAAGATTTGGATTTATTGGATACCGCAGATTATAAACAAATCCAAGACACTTTTCGCAAATTTAGCGAATAACAAAGGCGGGCAACCCAACCCTAATTGGCTTGACAAGCTGTACGATGCCATTGCTGACCTTGCGTGGTGGTATGGGTGGAGCAGTCAAACCATTGATGAGCTTAGTCTTGATGACTTTGATGCGTGGCTAAAACAATTATCCCGCCAAGTCAAGGCGGGATATGCAAAAGGTGGGGGTTAGTGGGCTTGTTTTTTTAGCCAATCGGTTTGTTTATCGCGGATTTCTTGTGAAAATAAGCCATAAAAGAACGCAAAAGGAGCAAGTACTGCAAAAATGCCCACTCCAATCAAAACCAGTACAGAAAGCAAAACGAGCATTGTTAACCCCTTTTTAATTATCCTACTTTGAGTATTTTACCGTATGGCAACCGAATTATCAATTGTTATTAGTGCGTCTGCAATGATTGGTGGTGCGATGTCTGCCATTCGTACATTGACAGGTGGACTGGATAGCGTTCGCCGTAGCTCAAAGATCTTAGGTAATGAACAAAGATGGCTTAGAGGCGAGATAGATCGCTTGGGTGGTTCATCTGCCGTTCCCACCCTGCAACGCCAGTACGATAGACTTGGTAGGACAATGCGAGATTTGCGAATGAATGCTGTCCAACAAACAGGTATCCAAACTCGCCTAGAAAACAACCGTCAGGCTCGTGCGGATATGCAAAGCCAAGTTATGGGTTTGGTGGGGGTAGGCTTGACTCTAAGTATGCCGATTAAACTTGCCATTGATTTTGAAAGCTCGATGGCTGATGTCAAAAAAGTGGTGGACTTTGGCGATGACCCTGTGATTGCTCAAAAGCAGTTTAAAGCACTGTCTGACGAAATTCTACACCTATCCACCATTCGCCCCATGTCTGCCAATGACATTGCCCAAATTGTCGCACTGGGTGGTCAGTCTGGTATCGCTCGTGGCGAGCTCATGAAATTTGCTGACGATGCGGTTAAGATGGGTGTGGCGTTTGATGTTTCAGCACAGCAGGCAGGTCAGTCAATGGCTGAAATGCGTACCGCCTTTGGCATGAATCAGACGCAAGTGGTTGAGCTTGCCGATCAAATCAATCATTTGGGTAATAATACCCCAGCTGCTGCCAAAAGCATCATGGAAATCGTTCAGAGAGTAGGAGCGTTTGGCGAAGTGGCAGGCTCATCAGCAGGAGCGATTGCTGCTGTTGGTGCAACCATTCGTGGCATGGGTGTTGCAGATGAAGTTGCTGCTACTGGCATTAAAAATATGTTTTTGGCGTTAGGCAAAGGTGAGAATGCTACTAAAAGCCAAAAGGAAGCATGGGAGAAACTAGGTCTCAACCATGAGCAAATTGCCAAAGATATGCAGACCAATGCCGAAGAAACCACGCTCAAAGTCTTAGAATCCATTTCAAAACTAGAAAAGCATGAACAAGGACAGGTGCTTGAATCATTGTTCGGTAGTGAGTCCCTGTTAGCTATTGCTCCGTTACTATCTCAGTTAGACACACTAAAAGGCAATCTTGATAAAGTCAGCGATAGTACGCAGTATGCTGGCTCTATGAACAAGGAGTACGAAGCTCGTGCTGAAACCACCGCTAATAATTTGCAACCCCTCAAAAATCAAATGGTTGCGTTAGGTATTTCAGTTGGTTCGGTGGTATTACCTGCCTTAAATGGGATTATCAATGACATTAAACCTGTGATTGAAAGCGTCATAGCCTTTGCCAAAGCCAATCCCGAGCTTATTGCCACACTTTTTAAGGTGGTGGCTGCTCTTTTTGCCTTTAAAGCAGGCTCATTGGCGGTTCGATTTGGTTTTAATCTGCTATTTGGTGGTCTTTTATCTGGGTATGGGGTAGTAGCTCGTTTTATAGGTGCTTTTAGGCTGGTTAATGCGTCCATTCGTCTTTTCCAGATGGGTAGAGCTGTCTCCGCTTTGAGATTGTTTAGGTTGTCTGCTCGTCAAGCTCGCACTGCCATTAGCCTGTTTACAGGTGGGTTCAAATTGATTCGTTCAGGGGCGACTGGCTTTGTGTCTGTACTGGGCAAAATCATGACTTTTGCCAGATTGTTTGGCTCATCGCTTGTCAGTGTGGGTATAAAAGTAGGTCAAGCCTTTATGACGATTGGACGAGTGATCGCTGTTGTCGGACGAGCAATGCTGACTAATCCCATGATTTTAATTGCGGCAGTCATTGCAGGTGTGGCGTATCTGATTTACAAGAATTGGGATACTATTAAGCCAATGCTTGTGGCATTTTGGACGAGCATCACACAGGCGGCAAGTGCTGCTTGGCAATGGCTTGTAGGTATTTGGAATGGCTTTACCACTTGGTTTAGCAGCTTGTGGAATGGTATCACAGCTTGGGTAAGTGGTGTTTGGACAGGTATCGTAAATGGTGCAACAGCCGCTTGGCAATGGCTGGTTGGTATTTGGAGCGGCTTTACTGCTTGGTTTGGTAGTCTTTGGACGGGCATTACTGCCTGGGCAGGCAACGCTTGGACGGCGATAACAACAGGGGCAAGTGTTGCTTGGGGCTGGCTTGTTGGTATTTTTATCGACAATAGCACTACCGCCAATATGAATATTCGTCTTGGTCAGCTTATCAATCGCTTTGGCATAAGGAGCCATCTGCTCAGCCAATACAGGGTCGCCCGTGATGATGTCGTGTGCTTCTTTGTATTGGCGGCGGGCAAATAG